ATAGATGTGGGCGAGCTCGTCGTCGTGGTGCCAGGCGAGCTCGTAGCCCAGCTTGCACAGGATGATGTCGGCGGTGTCGAACCACATCGACTCGCGCTCTCCCACCATGATGGCGTGGATCGTGCGGACGTTGACACCAGTCACGTGCATGACATCCATATACGTTCTCTCGTCGTCGAGTGAGAGCCAAGCAGCGATGTACCGCTTGACGATCCTCGTCGGAACGAAGGGTCCGTGCAAGGGCTCCTCCCATTTGTTCTGTTTTTGTTCTCATCGGGAGGTAAACGGACGACATCAGAGGACACGAGTGAGAGCTATCTACCCCCTGAAATGTCCATTCGGACTGCGTTCTCGTGTCGTCCCGTTACCCTAGGTTCCTAGGTTCGCCTTCACTCGTAATGAAGGGGTCCGGGGTTCGATTCCCCGCGTCGGCTCTAGGATTCTAGACTCGGCCCATCGGGATTTGTTCTGTTTGTGTTCTCCCTCGTTACTCCGGAGAGGTTGCGGGGGTACACCAACCCGAGTTCAACCTCGGTCACGTGGATGCTGTGATAGTCGTGGTGCCACGACCCGTGCCCGTAGGTGTAGGTCATTCCCTCTGCTGCCTTCTTGAGGCCGGGGATCTCGTCGTAGTTGGCGGTGACTCCGATGAGGTGGCCTTCGCCACACCCGCAGTAGTAATCACCACACTCACCATGTAGTACCCAGACCTTCATCTGATCGGCTCGAGCGTTCGGTAAATAGTGCGAGGAGGGACATCAAGCTCCACGACTACCTCCACGTGGTCGTATCCAGCCTCCCGGTTCTCTGCGGCAGCACGCTTCTCAGCCCACTCCTTGTCCGCTGGACCGCACGTCAGGTAGATCTTCTCGGGCCGTCTTGATGAGTCCTTCTGCGTCGATAGTTTCTGCGTCACGTAGCTCCTCGATGATGTTGACGTAGGTTGAGAGGAGCGTTTGGACCGTGTGGCCCATCTGCTCCGCAATGACTGCAGGGTTACGCCCCTCAGCAAAGAGAAGAGAGGCGAACGTGTGTCGAAGATCATAAGGCCTTACACCGTCTGGGGCGGCTTCGGCCCAGCTTCGATTGCGCCAGTTACGGTAGTCCGTGTCCTTCCAGGGCTTCCCATCCCTTCGCGGGAATACCAGGCCGTCTCGCTTACCGGATGCCAGCTTCCATCCTCGTGCATCTCCCAGAGCGGGCCCGTAAGGCCTAACGACGCGACCATTCCCGGTCTTAGTCGGTCCCGTAGATCCAAAACTGACAGAGGCCCGGACACTGATGGTCTGGAGGCCGATGTCCTCCCACTCAAGTGCAAGAGCTTCACCAGGCCGTAGGCCCGCATACGCCAGAAGAGAAACCAGTGTGGCATCTCTTGGGGCCAGCTGAGCACGGACTGCTTCAACTTCGGCAGGAGTGAGAGGATGGGGCCTAGACTTTCTAGATCGGGCAGGTTTCTTCACCACCTTCGTAGGATTGATTCTCAGGCGCCGCCACTCCACGGCCCGCTCGAGGACACCTTGGAGGAACGAGAGCGTCTTACGGGCTGTCTCATCCCCGTTAGCGTCGATGATGCGGTCGCGCATGTCGGCCACCAGATCGGGTGTGATGCGGCGGAGCGTGGTCGTCCCCAGGGCCGGCTTCACGAAGCGAGCCTCCAGATCCTTGTACGCCCTGCGAGTGCTCTCGGCCAAGAAGCGGTTGCCATGGCGCTCCCACCACTCGGCCAAGAACTCGTTCAGTGTCTCTTGCCCAGCATCCAGCTCGGCGAGATCGCCCCGCCTCTTGGCGAGGTTCACCATGGACTCGAACGCAACCGCGTCCTTGCGAAGGTCGAAGGTCTTGTTGCGATAGTTGCCTCGGGCTGAGGAGTCGTAGTAGTGCACGAGGTAGACCGTTCCCTTCTTGCGGTTGTGTCTCTGGATGCTCATGTTCCTCCTAGTAGATGTGGTAGTCGGAGGTAAGTACGGCGATCCCGTCGTTGATACCGGAGATCGCACCGGCCAGTTCTTTGCGTGATTCGATGTCTTCCTTCATGAGGGCGTTCGTTACCTCCATGATCCTGCGGTTCTCGTCGATCCGTTCGTCGAGCCGCTCCATCCGCTTCTCGTAGTCCGAGAGCTTCTCCTGGAGCAGACGCACAGCCACGTTCATTTGTCCCTCAGTTCACGGACTGTGCGGAACTCGGGGAAAGTCAGGTCCCCGTCAGCAGCCGCCAGGAGGGCGGCGTTCTCCCACCCGATCGGCATGCGGTCATGCTTGTGAGAGAACTGCGAGTGCATCCGGCCATAGGCCAACCCACGAGCTCGAGCTGCCTGCTCGTAGCTCTCGTGTCCCTCACAGGGTGAGAGGTGGTTGAAGGCGAACACCGTGCAGCCACACGGCAGTGTCTTGTTCCCGAGGTGGCCGTAGCCAGTCAAAACCCGAGCTCGGCCTCGACGACCTCATAGAGAGGACCGATCCCGTAAGCCCCTTGAAGGAGCCCTAGACACTCCTCGACACCAGCGTCGATCTTGGTGCCGTCATTCAGAAGATCCATCCGCTGTTCCACGAGTCCGTGGTTGCGGAGGATCTCGATCAGATCGCGTACCGTCATGCAACCCTCGCTTTCGTGATGTAGGCGTCCAGGTCCGCCGCCTTGATGCGGTAGCGACCCCGGAACTGATAGGCCCGGAGAGTGCCGGCCTGGATCTCGTTGTACACAGCCCTTGTGGAGAGGCCCAGCAACGTGGCGACCTCAGAGGGCGATACGAAGCCTAGACTCATCTTCCTCCTTGTCGAGGTTTACGGACACGAGCTCGTGGGGAAACACGATGTGACGCAGATCGCGCAATGCTGAACTGGCGTCACTCGCTTCCCTCTGTGCCGTGAATCCGATTGTCCCATCACCCGCAGTGATGGCTGTATCTATGAAACCGAAGTTCGTCAAACGTGCCCCAAGTACCCGGAGCTCCTCGACCAGATCCACGTATGGACCGAGCGTCATTAGCACCGAGATGGTGAAGAGGTCAACTTCCAAAGGTCCCTTCGTACTGCGTAGTGGGGTTCACCGGGGGAACCGGATCGTGATCGGCGTTCGTAATTCGCCCGAGGTGATACGACGCAGGAAAGGTCGTCCCTTGAGAGCTTCGGCACCTTAGCGGAAGCTAAGAGCGTCTGCTGTACGAATTAGAACTCTTACACAGGTTCCCCCGGAAGGGGTAGGCCTACAACACTCCGCGCTGACGGAGCTGCGACCGTAGGTTCTGTTCCCAGCGCCCACGGCCGGGAGTCAAGGGCAAGGATGCGATGGTGCCCCCACCGTTCTTGCCCTTCACTAGGATGTGCGTTCTCCCCTGCTCAACGGAATGCCCGTTGGCCTCGATCTCCCTGATGATTTTCTTGATGTCTCTGTGCATCGGCAATGCTGCACTCGGTTAGGACAGGGGGTCCCGAGACAGACGTCGTTCCTTTCTACTGATGGAGGTTTCTGGTTTAAGCCCCCGCTAGCGTCCAGCCTGGCGAAGTCACGTTCAAGTGACCGTGTTTGAGCCAGCTGTAGCCTTGCACCCACGTCGGGAAGGTAGTGGTCCGCTGGAGGTAAGCAGTCTTGTTCCTGTCGAACAAGCCTCCTCCTTCCGCCACGATCTTCTGCCCGTCCACGCCGTATCCTACGGCACAATGATGTGAATGGGCGGTTATGACGTTGGCATTGACCTTCGACGCGATCTTTCGAGCTGAGGTCAGCGGCACGCTGTTGTAGCTCTGAGGATGACAGACGTACCAGGGCGTACTTCCCTCAAACCCGTCCTCGATCCACATATGGTCAAGGTTCGTGAAGACCATCCGGTCGACGGCCTCCGCTCCTAGACTGCCGAAGACCATCTTCATGGCCTCCTTGAACTGCATGGCAAAGCCCAGGGCCCTATGCAACCTAGCGTCATGGTTGCCCCAAATGTAGTAGATCGTGTCGAACGTTTCAAGCAGCACGTTCATGACGGCCATACCCTCGCGGAGTTCCCGCTCTAGGCCTGCGTTCTGCTGCTTGGGGTCGTACTGCGAGAGACTGTCGAAGTTGAAGAAGTCTCCCGAGATGAGGAGGGCGCTCAAGTCGTTCTCCCTCGCTGTCCGGATCATCGAGTTGACGAGGTTTGGATCGTACAACGGGATGTGCCAGTCAGCCGTGATCATGAGATCGCCTGTGTGAACCAGCGGCTTGTCGAGGACGAACTCGAAGCTGTCCCCGATCTCGATGGGCGTCGCCTGCCATTCGTATTCGATCGAGGCGAGGGCGCGGCGAACCGTGCTCTCATTGACCCCGAACCGAAGACCGATCTGGCGATTGGACTCGCCGGCATCTGCCCAGCGTGCGTAGATCTCAGGGGCGATCTTGCGTGTTGAAGTTGCTATCGTCTCGCTCCATTCAGGTAGGTGGTCAGTGTCTCCAGTCCGGATCGGTACCGTCGTGACACAGCCATTGCGCTCACGCCGAGAAGAACCCCGGCAGTGCGTGTGGCGATTCCACACATTCCACAGAGGAGCACGGCTTCGAGCTCCTTGCGGTTGAGTCGCTTGAGCGCAGTGTCTATGTCAGCGAGCACGAGAAGCGCGTAGAGGGAGCCACCAGGCACGGTGTCCTTCCTCTCACGACGCTCCTCGTACTCCTCGATCCAATCTCGGACTTCGGTGAGCCGGTAGTTAGCCTTCAACCGGGGCGCCATGTGTCATCCCCTGGTTGCGGCACTTCCGGACCCATGTCCTCATCGCGTTTCTCATGCCGGTGCCCGAAGGCTCCTTGCCGTTGAGCAACTGCTTGCAGACGTACTCGGATGCTTCCTGCACCAGGTCGTCGTACTCAGCGTTGCCCTGTCCGCGAAAGCGGGAGGCGATTGCATGTACGCGTGGGAGATACTGTTCCACCCTCTCGTTTGAGAGGGCTACTGCCACCTAGAAGAGCGGTGCGTCGTCGGCCTTGGCTGCGGACTTCTGGGTGACCCCGCGAGTGTCGACCTTCTTGGCTCCCTTGGTGATAATCAGGGCATACGCCGTCAGGTTGAAGTACTCACGCGGGCTACCGTCAGCCGCCTGGCCTAGACTCTGGGTGAACTTCCCGTCAGCTGCGACGAAATCACCCTGCTTGATCGGCGTCTCGGCGAGGGCCTCAGCGAACTCAGGCCACACGGACACCTTCACGAGCTTCTGCGAGCCAACCGCGCGAATCGTGAACTCAGTCACGATCTGGCCGTTGACATCCTTCTCCTCGGCATCGCCGAACTGCACGAAGCCGGCTGCACTTGCATATGTGACGTCAGACAACTATGTCCTCCTGTTCAGGTGTGTAGGGCACGGGCCCCTTTTCCAAGTACTCGGCTGCCTTACGGAGCCATCTCTCTGAGATCCACGAGACGAGCGTTCGGTTGCACCTGTGACACAGGAGTCCCCGGACGTACATCTTGTAGTGGTCGTGATCCATGTCCAGCTTGCGGCGCTCGGACGGTGGACGGCCGCAGATTGCGCAGCCTCCGTCCTGATCAGCAAGCATCAGGTCATAGAACTGACGGTATCCCTTGAGAAACTCCGCATGCTTGGTCGGCCTACGCCTCGGGCGCGGAATCGAACATGCTCGGCTCTAGACTTTCAGCCGCTCCATCGATAACGATTTCCCTGATCCACCAGCCACCAGAGACCTCCACGAAGGCCATGCACTCGTAGAACTTCTCATTGAGGAAGACCACAGTCTCGTCGTCGACGAACTTGTAGCCGTTCTCGAGGAGCTCGGCGTGCGTGACCCACAGGCGGTCATTGACGTCACGGTAGATCTTGGCCTGACTATCGGCCCGATGCGGGTAAGGAGACGGAGGCCCACCGGCCTCGTTCATCTTGTCGTGCATCGCGACAAGCTGCGTCCAGTCCTCATCCGGAGCCACCTTGTTGTTCGCCCAGGTGTCCTCCTCGCAGTCAGCCACTCGGCAGACAGCGACGAACGGCGGGTAGTTGATCCCGCACATAGAGCACCTGCGTGACTTGATCGTGTGCTCGTTCATACCCAACTCCACACCAGGGCTACAAGAATCCCAATGCCGATCGCGGGAATGATGAGTGCCATGAGGCAGTCGATAGCGACTCCCATCAGCCCTCCGTCCGGCGCCACTTGCGACACACGATGTAGACGCGGCCGTCAGTGACCTCGGCATGGAACGGCTTCCAGTTCTCCGGGAGTGCGATGTGCTCGCCTATCTTGTGAATGAACACCTGCACCTCGTGATAGCCGGTCATCAGAAGAGCACCTCCGGAGCGAGCCCGCCTACGAGGCGAACCCCATCCTCGGTGTCCTTGATGGTCACGTTGATCACGTCACCCACAGGCTTGCGGCGGGACTTGTAGACGGCCATCGAGAGCTGGCAGATGCCAACACCCCGGACGTCGAAGCCCCAGTCCACGCCTGCGCCAATGTCGCCTGACCCTGCCGTCCTCTTGAAGGAGGAGTTGGAGTCACCCTTGTTGGCGTGGTGGATCATGATCACCGCAGCCCCGGTCTCCCGAGCCAGCGGCTTAATCGAGTCGTTGAACAACTTGTTCATCTCACCGGCCGAGTTCTCGTCGCCTGTGTGGATGCGTCTCATTGCGTCGATGACGATGAGGGTGGGCTCGAACTCGAGCGCCTCTTCGATGAGCTCGTCCACGTTGCGATCCAGCCGGATGTTTTCGTTGTTGATGTAGCGGATGTTCTTGGCGTCCTCGGTGGTCATGCCCAGCTTGATCAGCCGGTCGTAGACCAGATCCTCGGGGTTCTCCTCGTCGATGTAGAGCACGCGGCCCTGCTCGAGCACCTTCTGCCCGATCCAGTCGCCACGGCCCTGAGCGATCGAGAGGGCCAGGTCCATCGTGAGCCAGGACTTACCGAGGTTGGGATCGCCCATAAGCAGGTGGACATCCCCTCGGCACATCAGCCCCTCTACCAACCAGCGGACGGGCGGCGGCTCTGCCGTCAGATCGAGAAGCTTGAAGCGGCTCTCGCTGATGCCCTTGTGCTGAGTGAGGAGGCGGAGTGTGTCCAGGTCGTAGGTGTCGAAGAACTCACAGACGTCCTTGACGTCACGGGGGAGACGAATGCGTTGTGCCTTCCCTCGAAGGCTTGCCCGGATTTCCCGGTACGCATTGTCCACCCGGCCGACGACGTTGTAGTCCTTGTCGTTGTCCAGGATGACGAACACACGGTCGGTCTGGAGGAACGCGGATGACATCTCGTCACGCCACGACTCAATCCCGGACAGGCCCAGCACGCCTACACCATCTGCGCCGGCCTCCTGCCACAACCGCATCGTGTCCGTCTCTCCTTCCACCAGGAAGCACACGGGCTTGTTCGCGTCCTGGCTGTTGAAGAGGTCGGGCTTCTGACCAGCGGTGAAGAAGAACTCTCTCTCGCCGTGTGGAATCCCCTTCCGCACCTTCTCACCGTTCGTGTACGGGAGGACGACAGCGCCATCCGTTCGCACACTCACGTTGAAGTGGGTAAGGGTCTCCGGTGTGATGCTCCTCTCTTTGAGGAACCACTCTGCCACGGCGGGCATGAGTTCCGACACCACTAAATTGCCGTGCCTAGACTGCCGTTCTCGTTGAAGATCTCAACAAGATCGCTGATCGTGTTGATGAACTTCTCCTGCTCACGAATCAGAACACGAAGTCTTTTGTTCGAGTCCTTGAGATCTTCGTTCGCTCGCTTGAGTCGAACGAGCACCTCGAAAGGCGTCTCGAGCTCGTGCACTTCGTGATAACGAATCGTACGACACAGTTTGCACTGCGGCTCATACTCGCTCATTCATACCCCCAGTCTGTTCAGTTGTCGGAGGGTCCTGGGCCAGTCCCCGTCGAAGCGGATGGCCTTGTCGTCGATGTATGCGACTGCGCTGAGCTTGCCCTCACGGACGTGGGGGTAGCCAACGAAGATGTCGACCTCCTGCAGGTTCGCGTCGTCCAGCATACGCCGGATGTACGCGATCTCTCCCTCGGGGAGTTTGGGGTCGAGCTTCTCGTTCCAGTCGTAGAAGGAGACACCTACGATGCGGGTGCTCCAGATCATGACCGTGTACTTCTCGGCGAGCCTTGCCAGGGCCTTCTTAGCTCCAGGGAGCCAGTCACCCTGCTTCGGCCAGACGCCTTCCACACACGTGCCGTCCCAATCGACGGCTAGTACCGGCTTCCTCGCGATGGGATCCCTTTCTCTTGGAGCTCGAGCACGGGCTTCCACTTCGTTCCGTCGTCGGGCAAGAATGTCGGATCGCACAGAGTGCAGATCTTCCAGTGACCGTACGGAACCATGTTCGGATTCCCGCATCTCAAGCATGTGTCACGGAGTACCAAGGCGATCCTTGACGTACTCCGCCCCGTTGAGGTTGAAGATGATCGCTGCAGCGTGGTCCTCGTCAGTGTCTCCCCTGAGCCACTGTTCCGAGTGTCGGGAGAAAGACTCCCTGAACCGCTCCAGCTCTTCCTGACCTGCGGCCAACATCCAGTTGCGCGGGTTGTGTTCCCACGCTCCCTTAGACAGGTGAACAGCCCAACGCTCGTACATCGGACCGTCCCTCGTCAGCAGGTAGTTGATCTTCCCCGTCGCCGAGCTCCGCTGCATGCCACCGTTGAACTTGACCAAGACCGCCTGGTTAGCAACCCAATCCCGCTCAGCTTGCTTTTCTTCCTCGGTCCATTCCGAGTACCTTTTCCCCCACGGTGAATTGAGGGTGTTCATCGAATGAACTCGCCGGCATACGCGGCGATCGACGGGCAGTAGTGCTCCGTGCTTGAGTCACCCGCCATCTCAGCGATCCGACCGAGTGCGGTGCGGAACAACTTGCAAGTGTCGAGCGAGTCATTTGCGAGCTTGGCGTAGCACATGGTGACCTCGCCTACGTCCTCCGCTTCGTAGTCCGTCGCACACGTGCATTCATGCGCGAACCCGTACGTTTCGATCCAGAGGTCTCGGTTTTCGTTCATCCTCTGCGTTGACAGCCTCAGCTGTTCCAGCGTCTCCGAGTCTACCGGCATAAGTCTCCTTTTCAGCCCAGTTGGTTGTCGTCCACTCCATGTCAGCCTCGATCGGGACGAGCTCGCTGACCGGCGCGTAGTCCATGAGGATGGGGAGCTGCTCCTGTAGATAGGGCAGCTCGTCCATAACCGCGTCGATGGCGAACTCGTCGTGCACGTAGTTGACAAGGTGGGACTGCATCTTCATGGCCTTGAGATGCGCATGGATCTTCACCATGGCAACGCGAGCAAGATCCCCGCCTGTGCCTTGGATGATGTAGTTCAACGCCTTGTGGAGCTCGAGCACACCTGTCTTCTCGTTCCGTGGCTCGAGGTGCCTACCGAACAGCGTCGTCAGGTAGCCACGCTCATCCCATCGGCGTTGGATTGCGCCCGGTCCCTCGCCCTGACGGAAGCCGCCGTTGCGGAAGGGTGGGTTGTTGAGCAGCTTGATCGACGGCCAGGTCGCGAAGAACTGCGCCTGCTGAGCCTGGGCAACTTTTAGGGGGATGCCTAGATTCGCAGCAGCCTTGCCTGCGCCGCCGCCGTAGATGGTCAGGAAGTTCCAGGTCTTGCCAATGTCCCGCTCATCGTCAGTGATCACACTCTTGCCGAGGATGGCCTTGGCGGTTTCCTCATGCAGGTCGTCCCCGCGTCGGAACACTTCTGCCATGCCCTCGTCGCCAATGGTGTGGGCGATGTAGAACGCGAGCAGCCTGTACTCCAGCTGCTTGTAGTCGAAGAAGAGCAGAGCATCCTGCTTGGGCACAAAGGCCCGCTTGATGACCTTATCTCCCTTCGGGATGTTCTGGAAGTTCACTAACGAGCGGCGATCAGCTGAAAGATCGCGACGTCCAACTCACAAGCCAACTGCTTGGCCTCATCAAGCGTCAGGTCTTTCACGAAGTCCTTGTAGCCACCTCCGTAAGACCGATCGTCGAAGATCGCCTTCGGGAACGTCAGCTTGATCTTCTTCGTGTGAACACTCGCGACCCCCACGGCAGAACGCGATGGCTCTGTTAGCGGAATCGCTCCCTTCATCGAGAGCTCCTTCTTCTTTTTCTTCTTGAGGCCCATTACGGCCGCACGTTCTTGAGGCTGCTGGCAAAGGTCGGCCGCTTCTCCAACGTGGAGACACGGGCGTCCAGATCGTTCGCAGCGTCAACCAGCTCGGAGATCCCGAGGTAGAGCATCTCCAGGATGTCGGCTAGACTCGGCTCCTCGACTTCCGAAGCCTGCTCAGCTAGATCGAGCGCCTCGTAGGCGTCGTCGAGCTCCTGTACTGCAGGTGCCTCGTAGTCAGTCACGTCGCCGGGGTCAGCGTCCACCAGGCTCAACGTGCGGACAGGCGTGTTGTCGATCGGTGTTTCGTCCACTATCCCTCACTCTCTCCGGACGACATGCGCCCGGTCTTGGTTCCGTGTTGGCGGAAGTTCGGATGGATGATCCCGTCCTCCTGCTCATTCAGCATCGGCTGCAGGTAGGTGCCGTGCATCTTTCGTGTTGAGCGTAGGTGCAGGATCTCTCGGGCTAGGTCGTGGTCGACCTGAGACAACGTGTCCTTGTCTGTTCCTTCGAGGGTGATGCCCTCTTCCTCGAACCTCGCAAGGATCTGCTGCCAACTACCGGGGTTGAACTCCTCCGTTGTTAGATCGCGGATACGGAGCTCGGTGCGCACGGCTTCTTTTCCGTACGCCTTGGCGGTGGCGGAGAGGTAGTCCATATCCAACGCCATGCCAGCACCCTCCATGTCTAGGAGGGCCAGGGTGACCAGCTTCTCGTGGGCATACAAAGCCACTAGTTCCGGCCAGTCCTGCAGCTTCGGGTGGAAGAGGTCAAAGAGTCCGAGGGTCAGGATCACGTCCTGGATCGCGTAGGGGATGACGACCTCACGTGGAAGCACGTGGTAGCCGTCCTCCTTCCGCAGCTTGAGCTTGCGTCGTACTGCGGCAAGCTCCTCGTCCTCCGTAGTCTCAACCCCGAGGTGTGTGCGGGCCAGACTCTTGAGTCCCTTCTTCTGGTGCGCGTCTAGCAGGTGAGCCAACGTCTCCGTATCTTCAAGCCGATCGGCGGTGATCGCCTCTCGATCCAAGATGCCGGCCTGCACGAGCTTCTGTAGGTCGAACTTGATGTTGTGTCCGATCCACGTAGGCGTTGCTTGCAGGATCGCGCTCACCATCCACGAGCTGTCGTAGTCCACCAGCTCGAAGTAGTGCCCTACTACGTCCCCGTCATCGCGGTCCCACGCGATCGTCGTACAGAAAGGAGTGTCGAAGTAGCCCAGTCCAGTGGTCTCTGTATCGACCGCAATGATGTTGGGTTGGTCATTCAACCAGGCGTCGAACCCGGTCTCAGCTAAGGCCTGCAGCGAGCAGTCCACGGAAGAACTCCTCGTCTCCGGTCTTGAGGTCATCCAGCGTGACGGAGTAGGCATCCGCAATAGCTTGCGGGTCAGCCTCTACTCCACCGTCGATGGCGAGCTGCGTAACACGTGCCTTGAGGTCCGCAAGCGGATCGGCGTTGCGGCCGTCGTGCTCCGGTGCCTCCTTGTCGTACAGGCAGAGTCCGAACTGGTCCCCGAGCGATGCGAATGCACGCTTGAGGGCGTCGGTCACGGCCTCCTTGCTGGCGAGCTCGTGCGGGGTAATGCGGCTCATGTTGTACTCCTGAGCATCCCCGTAGCCCACGTCGCTGTAGGTGGCGTACCCTCTGGTGTCCCGGAAGATCGAACCATCCAGGGGATACGGTCCTACAGACACTTCGACGATGGCCCTGTATCCAACGCGCACCCCGGTCTTACCGTTGGAGTTGGTGAACTCCTCTTCACCTAGACAAGACAGATCCGCCACCCGATACCCCCAGCCTCCATAGCCGAAGATCTCGTTCGCACGTTGCTTGACGTCCCAGCCCTCCAGGTAGGAGAACTCTTTACCTCCGCCGCCCGACCTCTTGCTGACACGCTGCGGATCCAGCGGAGCGTCGAGTGCTTCGGAGATACCTTGATCAAATGCTGACAATCGTCACCTCCTTGCTGCGGTAGTCCTTCTCGCTCGGAGTGATGAGCGCGAGCTCCTCCGAGTCCTTGTAGGGCACATACTCCTGGTCGAGGTTGTAGTGCCCAATCTTGTTGATGCCCTGCGAGCTGCACGCACACAGCGTGTCGTCGTAGGGGCAGTACTGCGCTGACCAGTGCGGGTAGAGCTTGAGGTCGAAGACCTTGGTCTTGTCATTCCAGCTCAACTTCTGCTCACGCGGCATGATCGGGGCGAGCTCGGGCGTCACGAAGCACGCCTCAGCCGTGTAGCTCCCGCTCAAGAACGCCTGGCCCGTGTCCGGGTGGCCCCAGACTAGACTCTCGAGGTACCGAGCCGTTGCCATCCATCTCGCATCCATCTGGCCGTAGACGGACTCCCTAGACAGGGGAGTGCATTCCGCCTCGATGGGTGCCGTGACGTCGCTGCCACCACTGGAAGTGGGCAGGTAGAACACGGAGAACCCGTTGACCAGCGGGAAGCCGGCGTCGTAAAACGCATACCAGTACGCCGAGCACTGCCACATGTGCTCCGTCTTGGCACCATCCCTCGCGATCCACCGGAGACCTTCTCCCCGCATGGTCTTGAGGTCGCCCAGCACGAAGCCACCCTTGTCAGCGTCCCAGAAGATCAGGTCTGCTGTCCCGCTCCAACCCACATTCATCCAGCGGTTGAGCTTGACCTCCTGCATGAACGGGATGCCCTGGTCGACCAAGGTCGAGAAGAGGCGGCGATGCCACATGGTCCCGTTCTCCATCGCCATGGACTCAGCGATTCCGCGAGTCACACTTTCAGGCGCCCCCGCCAGACGTAGCTGCGTATGACGCAGGGGGCCGATCAGATCCGAACTTGCGTGGAGTAGCCCATCCTCCGGTCGTCTGGAAGATGCGATCTCTTTCTCCACTATGGAAGCTAGATCTACTGGAAGCATTACTCCTTTCTTAGTACCTCAAGTGAGTATCCAAGGACTCTCACGATGTGAACTAGTGTCCCGATAGATGGGTTCTTCTCTCCACTCTCGATCCTGGAGATCATCGGTTGTCCCACTCTGGACTTAGCTCCTAGCTCCTTTTGCGACAGTCCTGCTTCTTCTCGTAACTCCCTTACGACTGATCCCACGTTGCGGAGTGTCAGTTTCATTCGTCTCCTTCGGAGGCCATGGAGTGCTCCCGGTCGGATCGTGCCCGACCTTCGCGCAGGCTCTCACATACACCGGCCACATCAGCTTTGGACGCTTGGGCTTAGGCGTTCTGCAGAGCCAGCACTCCTCTAGACTTCCGTTGACGACGATTCGACACTCCTTCTTGGCGCAGTACCAGGTCTTAGGTGTGGGCGGATGAAGAAGGATTCTCAGATCCGCTTTGGTCGGCTTAGCTGTCCGGGCCATTCGGGTCCAGTTCTGCCTTCATGTACCCAGGTTGTTTCGCGAGCCAACGCATCAGGTTAGTGATGGGCTGGCCGATGAACTTACGGACGATGGGCGGCGCATCAACTATCACGTCGTCCTCGTCTATGGCTACGGACACACTCATGCGTTCCGTGGATAGCCACCACCAGCGCATAGCACTCCCTTCGTCTCGTCTTTACCCCTGTACGGGCGGCCTTCGCCGGACTCCAGCCGTCACCTGTCCTGGTGTCGGTGCTCCGTGACTTCGGCCCTCACGGGAGGCTATGGTGCTACCTCCCTTACAACGAACCGCCCCCCGAGAATATTCCCGAGGGGCATCCTCAGCGAAGCTACGCGGTGAGCGCAGCCGTGACGGCCCCGACGCCTCCGCGCATCCCGTCCGGAATGCGATTGGGTGCGAGCTCGACCGCGATGTCGAACACGGCGATCAGTTCTTCCTTGCTCTCACAGCGGGAGTCGTTCCAGTCCTCCACGCTGTCGAACTGGTAGCCCTGTCCACTCTGGCTGGCGTACTCCTCGAAGGACACAGGATCACCCAGCTCCTCCTCGGGGCCCGAGTAGAGAGCGCGGTCATCCAGATACCACTTGTAGTCATCTTCGAGAGAATCCCGCTCCCACTCAGTGAGACCACGATTAGCCTCGAACTGCATGATCGCCTCTTCCACATACGGGCGGACCACGTTCATCTCGGTCGTGTCGAGGAGGAACTGTCCCGAGTCAGCCTCGTCGTAGTTGCCGACGATCTTGATGGGGCACTCGATCCCCTTACTCAGGAGGGCGAGCTCGAGGAAGCCTAGAGCACAGGCAGACTTGACCGCCTGGACAGTCGGGATCTCCTTCCCGTCCACGACGATGGTGCTGGTACCGAAGTTGCCATTAGCTCCGCCTGCGCGGCCACCAGTGGCGTTCTCTCCGAGGTGGTGGAACGTGTGCCTGACCCACTCCTTCTCGTCGATCAGGGAGCGGGCAATACGAAGGATGCCTTTTGGAGTCATGTGATTCCTTTCTAGAACTCGATGAGGTTGTCGGTGTCGTCCTCGGTGTCGCCGTCATCCGTAGATGTCAAGCGATCGAGGACGTTGAAGTTCACGTCCAAGCATGTACCAGGACGCTCGGTCTCGATCAGGCGGGCGATCCCGCCCAGCATGGCGGCGGCTGACCTAGGGGCCAAGGCCGGCGCGGTGTTCACTTCCAGCACGTAGGTGTGGCCGTCGTCTCCTACAACGAGATCGACAGCCCCGAAGTGCAGCCCGTGAGCCTTGACCGCTGCTATGGCCAGGGACTCCTGGAACGCGTTGAGACGCGTCCTGGGAGACACGAAGGTGTGTCCGTGCTCGTAGTTGCGAATCCAAGGCGTGTACACCGTGTCATCCGTCAGAACCTTCTCTGACACACGGACGCACTCATCCCCGACCACACGAGCCCGGTACTCACGGGCGACAGGAACGTACTCCACGAAGAAGTCCGCCGATGGGTACATGGCGGCGTCTCCAAGCTGCATACACAGACCGATGTCCTGGCCCCGCGTATGGTTGATGCTGCGGGACAAGAAGGGCGCACGCAGGTTCCCAGGTACCTCCGAGAAGCGAGGGACAACAATCCCCCGCTGTGACATACGGAGAAAGCTGTTCAGCTTGTGGGTAGCCCGCTCAATGGCGTTCGCTGGGTTGATGGTCAGCTCAGCCTGGTACGGGACACTTCCTGTTGCTCCCCAGCGGATCAAGACGTCTTGCCTATCGCTGGGTACTTCCGTGCCGTGGGGGATGCCCAGCGCCTCGCCGAGCACCTCCCCAGTAGGCCGCGTGGTGCGGTGGTAGAGGAAGAACATCAGCAGCTACACCGTTCAGGTGAGCAGGCAGGGCAACGGCTGTGAATTGCTTCGCTCCTGTATTCCAGGATCGTCTGCTGCTGCTCTGCGATGACGGCTTCGAGCTTGGTGACCTTCTCCTCACAGTCGCACCCGAACTCCGGATGACAGAAGGCCATTAGTGGAACACCTGCCTCATCTTGGACAAGAACCCGCCGAGGCCCTCGCCTTCGAGCTCGTCCTCCCAGGCATTGACCTCCTTCTCGATGTCGGCGTAAGCCGTGTCGCACTCCTCTCTGGCCTCAGACAGCCAGGGGTCGTTGTTGATGACGAACACCTCTGCACGGAACAGCACCCACTCGACGAAGCCCACGTTGTAGGTCGTCTTCTCAGCCACCTTGGCGAGGATGAAGTTGTGCCTCTCCATGTTGTCGCTTTGCAGCGCATCGTTGAGCACTGTTGCCATATCCGCGTCGGGATACTCGCTCCCCGCCACCAGTGCGAGCTGCGGCTTCGGACGCGGAGTACCAATCACGTTCGCGGCCGGTGCCATGCAGTCGGGACAGAACATCAGCGACTCGTAGACCTCTTCCAGCTCCGTGTATGACGTCCAATCCCCGCAGGAGTCACACTGGATGTAAGAGTCGATCAGGTCGGTATCCTCTGACACCACTTCCATGAACTCGGCACAACCGCAGCGCGGTCCTGCACTGTAGGAAGCGCCTGTGTCATCAGAGGTCTTCTTGCGGGACAGGCACTCACCGTCGTAGTACTGGGTGGCGTGCCAGAACCGAGAGTGACCACACTCACACACGGCGTTGCGCTCCGAGGGTGAGAGGACGGTGTTGCAGGACGCTCCCGTCCACTGGCTCCCGGTGTTGTAGTAGGTGCGCTCCTTGACCTTGAACTCAAGCAGCTCCCACTCGTCACCAGTGACGTAGACGATCTGACCCGCCTTGAACTCCTGGAACTTGTCGTTGCTCGGCGGAGTGCCGAACACCTTGGCCCATGCGTTCTGGATGGCGCCCATCTCAGAGGCCCACACCAGGAAGTTGGCGTTCTCGTGGAAGATCAGGGGCGAGCTTTCACCCTTGGCGAGCACGAGCATGTCGGGGAAGGCCACCGGGTTTATGGCCGCGACGGCGAAGCCGCCCTCGAGCTCTTGCAGCGCCAGGTGCACCTTGTCGATCCCGTGCTTCTGAATCAGCGCCGGGATGATCTCGGAGTCAACCTGCCCTAGACGAGCGATCCCCGTCTCTGCGAACAGTTCGTGATCGTTGCTGATGTGACCGTTGTGGGTCACGAAGGTCGTACCGGAGAGGACAGGGTGATTGTTGACGTTCTCCTCAGGACGCCCCTGCGTCGCGTAGCGGGTGTGGAGGATGACTGACCGGATGTCGTCACCCTGGATCTTCGGCCGGATCTTGATAAAGTCCGACGCTTTCAGCGGCTCCTTCGACAGGGCCACCTTCTTGCCACCGACAGATGCGTAGGCCACGCCTGTGGAATCCGTACCTCGGTGCTCGATTGACAACAGCAGCTCATCGACGAAACGATTGAGCTGACGCCCGTCTAGACTTCCGGGCTTCTTGATGTGGATACCAGCGATTCCGCACATTAGGCGATTGCCACCTCCTCGGTGGTTGTGATGTTGAGTGCACGAATGAAGTCCTCGCCAACGGCGTTGACCTCGCTGTTCTCGATGCAGTAGATGAGGTTGAGCCTCTCGCCCTTGGTGAGCGGGAGCTCGTTGAAGATGAAGCTCAGACCGTCCTGCCATCCCAAGATGAGGGCAGCCTGTGCCTCGTCGTTGATGTCGTCGAAGTGCTTGTTGACGAACGCGTGATCGTCGAACTTGTCAGCGTCGACCTCTTGCTCCGACGTGGCCCAGGCGACCATCGCCTGACAGAGGGCCATGTACGCGTGGATCTTGTGCATGTTGGCCGACGTGTTGAACACGCGGAACTCGAACGTGCACTTCCCTAGACGACACTCGCACTCGTCCCACGAGTCGTAGCGGACAGCACCACAGGTGCAGTTGCGAGTGAAGCTGCTGATGTAGTTCTGGAACGAGAGGGCGTTGTACCGATCCATCTCGTTGTCCATTTGCCGGCCGAAGGCCAGCTTGGTCTTGGCTCCTTTGGGCGTGGGCTGGCAGTAGTGCAGCCCGTTTGTGACCGCCCTATGCATGGGCCACTTGGCGGCACCGAGGCGGAAGATCAGATCCTCCATGAAGCCCCAGATGACCCCCAGACGCCATGCGTGCGCGATCCCGGCCTTCTCTGCCCCGACGTGGATATGCAGCCCACACCGGAGGTCGAGCCAAACCTCCTTCGACTTGATCTGTGCCTGGATGATCTGCAACGCCTGCCGAAGCTGGCGGATGTCCGTGCGGTTGGCGATGTTCAGCGGCGGGGAGACAAGCTCCCAGTCCACCGAGCTATCGCGCTCGAGCGACCAGAAGCGGGAATCCGAACCCATGCTGGTCTGCTCGTGATAGCTACCGAGCTCTGCGTGCGGGGTGAGTCCTCGCGCGAAGAGGGCTGCGCCTAGACTGCGCCAGCTTCCCCCGCCTTCGATCTCGATACCGACACGCCGGACGTTCTCACGTCCTGGGATGAGCGGGATGATGAGGTCGGCTTCGAGGACGTTGGTTTCTTCCTCGACCTCGCGGTTCTCTATCGAGGGCAGCTCAGCGTTTCTGTTCGGGTAGCAGTCCTCGCAGTACCCATCTTCGAGGTAGCTCGTCTCGTAGTCGCATCCGGTACAGCGACCAGGAATACAGTCCTCACACACCGCTCCGCCGTGGTAGTCGGAGTAGATGGTGAGTTCCCGCACAGTGCCCTCAGAACAAGAAGCACAACGGACGCGCTCCCCGCCTGCATGTGCAGCACAGAAGCGATGCGGGTACGCAGTTGGAGCTGCACACTCGACACAGCTCACGGTGTGAACCGGACAGACAATCCACTCCTCATCCGTGAAGAGAGGCGATCCCTCAGTTCCGTACCTACCGCACCAGTAGCAACCGAGGCTTGGCGCGTCCCAAGGAGTGTCTTGATCGGCGCTGAGGTTGCTGAACACCACCCTGTTCGGCGGCGGTGCAGGGCTAGGTGGTGTTGGTGTGTTGTTCGAGTTCAGATACGAGCTGAGTATCTCGCTGTAGTTGGCGATCTGGTGGGTCGGGGCGTCATCGTTCTCTACCCAGCCCTCAGGCTGAGGTTGCGGTTGCCTGTACCGCTGCTCACAGTCGATGCACCCCGGCTGTCCGCAGTCGGCGTCACCGGGTCTTTCTCCAATGTGCGATTCGCTATGCCCCTCCCACAGCGTGCAGAGAGGCTGCGAGCAAGGCCCAGGAGGGACTTGCTGTTCGTCCGTAGTTTCAGGCATTCATCCTCCTAGTGGATGCCAAGCAGTTGAGGTACGAGGTTGAGCACCGGGACTTTCTCCCAGATGGCGTGCTCCAGCGGAAAAGCCACGCTGTTGGCGATGCACCAGACGCAGATGCGCCGGCACTTGTGATTACCACCCGCTGCCATTGCAGTCCTCGCAGCAGTAGCCGTCGTCGCCGTCACCGTAGTAGTCGTCATCCCCGGCGTACTCATGTCCTTCCGGGAAGACAGGGTTCGCCACCTTGTCCATCAGGACTAGACTGGCGACCTTCGCGGTCTTGGTACGTGAGAGCAGCTGGGCGCTATCGGCACAGGTCAGGATCGTCTTGCGCTTCTTGACCGTCTCCAGGAACGCCTGCCCGAAGTACACCCAGGCGGCTGCGTGGTTGAAGTTGAGCGTGCCCTCGTGCTGACGAATCTCGATCGTGCCGTGTTCGTCAAGGGACGAGATATTCAGAGCAGCGAACCGCTCTGAGAAGTACTTGGGCTTGTTCTTGTAGGCGTCGTCACCGTCTCTGTAGATGGAGCCTGACTTGATCTGGGCGATCTTGTGCTCGTTCCAGTAGTCCGCGTAGCAGGCCCAGTAGTTCCCCCGCCTGTACTCGGACACGAACTTGCTGATGTGCTCACGGTTGGCGCTCCACGTCTCCACCAACTTCATGGTGAGGTCGTCATCGTCGACGAACTCAGGAGCGTCGTGGTGGACGTGCAGGCCGTCCTCGGCGGTCACAGTGGCGTCGTTATCGACAAGCAGCTCCATGACCTTCTTGAGCTCGAGCAGGCCCTTGGCCCCCCGCAGGATGGGGGACGGAATCTCTGTGCCACTACCGTCCTGATGGATGTACATGTCTGCCCAGGACTTGAAGCCGTTGTCCCTGAGCAACTCCTTCGCACGCACAGGGCCACCAGGAAGGTCACACTCGATCTCGACTCCGAATGCTCTAGCGCGCATTCTTGGCCCCCCGGATCAGGGTGGCAACGAGATCGTCCACGCCTAGACTGCGCGTGGTAGAGGCCGGCAAGAGCGCACCAACTGGGGTGCCGTGCTGCTGATGCTTCGGCGCGAGCTTGGCGTTCCGCTCGACCGGAAGCGACAAACGAATCTGCATAAGAGATTCGCCCTCCTTCGGGTTGTTGATGAACCGCCGTACTTGCAGCGGATGGACCACGCGGGGATCGAACCCGCCCGAATGTCTGCCCCGCGCTCTTGGGAAGCGCTAAGGCGCTGAGAGCGACATTGGCCCTACCAGGGAGGCCCCGAGTGGGGAGCTAGGCTCCCCGTGGTACGTCAAGGCTTGGCGAGAGGAATCACCACTAGTACGCCTAGACTCACGACAGCTTCAAGGACGTGAATCGCATTCTGGATCATCGAACGCCCAGTCCTCCTCTCCCCACTTCGCCCAGTCGTAAGGAGCGTCTGCCGCACCTAGACTCGCGGGTGCGGCGTCAAGGAGCACGCGCTCCAAATCTGCCGTCCCGTAGTGCGCTTCTAGACTGACGCGGACGTCACACTCGTCACACGCACCAGTCCTCTCGCCTCCCAAGCCACGCGCACAGTAGGCGCAGTAGCCGGGATCGAACTCGCCCTGATCTAGACTCTCCATTCGACTACCTCCACATTGTCGAGACGTGCAAGACGGAGCACGTCGGTGAGGGACATCGTGCTGGCACACACGGGGATGACGATGGGGTCATCACCAGGAACAGGAAGCTCGATCCATTCGACCATGATGTCCTCGCGGGATTCACGAAGACACACGCGAATCTTGCCCATTACGACCACCTCACCATCAGGCCATCATCCCCAGCAACGTGGGTGGCGTAGTGGCCTTTGTTCTTGAGGCAGCGATTGCCAAACTTGTCGTACTTGTTGCACTGAGCACGACCGACCGTGATTGGCCTATGAAAGCGCACGATGCGGTTTCTCAGCCTAAGCACTAGCAGGCCACACAGTCAGGGTTGTCACACGTCACAGAGCCGTTGTACGGCTCCATGCAGTACGAGAGGCAACAGCCCTCCACAGAGCGAAGGTCGTGCGGGGTCGGAGTCTCGCGCATGATGCGGTCGAGCTCGCGATCGTATGCGGGCTCATCACCCGCCGTGTCTAGACTGACCATTCTGTAGGTCATCGTACTTCCTTTCGAGTCGGGTTGGTTAGCCACACGAGCCGTGGTACTGCGCGGGCAGGCTGTTGTGCCACCGCTGCGCCCAATCTTGGAGGGCTGCGAGGGCAGGGTTGGGGACTGTCGTGGTGACAGCCACGAGGGTGCTGAACCGAACCTTGCGAACCACCTTGACCACACGCTTGTACGTGGTCAGTGGGACGGTGGCGGCGTAGCCGAAGAACTGGACTGCGTACTGCTTGACCAGCCCAAGGGCTGTGCAGTCTGTGATCGCTTCGTCGCTGATTCCACGCTGGTGCACTGACTCGTGGATGAGCGTCTTGATGGCGATGGAGGCGTAGACGACACCAACGTCGTAACCAGCGTCCAGTGCCTCGAGCGCGTCACAGGCACGTGGCCCGATGTAGACCACAGGCGTGCCGATGTTCGTGAACCCGTCAGTGTCCACGGTGACTCCGTGCTGCCCTTCTAGACTCACCCATTCGAGGTCTGAGTCCACACAGTCCACCGTGACGTTGTGACCAGCGACCATCGAGGCCACATGATCCAGGTACGCATAGTCGGTACCACCGACAGCGGGCTGCGTACTCCTTGTGAACATCGCCGTCACCGCAAACACCACGGTGGAGAGGATGAACAAGATGGTGAGCTTGCGAAGCATTACGCTCCCTTCGCGGTGTTGAAAACGGTTGACCGAACCTGGTACCCGAACAGAGCCAAGACCTGCTCGCCAATGTCCTGCGCGGTGTTGAGCTTCCCATCGCTCACGATCACGACAGGGGTTGATCCCATCACGTTAGACACGCGCAGAATGGTGTCTTGGTACTCGATGAAATCGTTGAGGGTTGCGGTTGCAAGCTCGATGGACATAGCTATCCCTCCTAGGGATGTGTGGTTGAAAGGGAGCACGGGTTGGAGACGCTGCGTCTAAAGCGTGGATGGCCCGTGCAAGGCCGAAGGCCGCGACTGTGAGCGCACCTCCGACCGTGTGACTAGCGGTACTCGCCGATCAGGTCGATCGCGTCGCCGCGAGTCTCAACCGTCTCGTCGCCGATCTGGATGGTGACGAAGATCTCTTCGTCAAGATCCTGTGCGATCTGGATGAGCGCACCGAGCTGGCGAGGAGTGATGTACGCCTCAACATCGGCCACCTTGACAGCAGCTTTGGCCTCAGTCAGCTTCGCTGCCTGCTCCGTGAGCGCCTTGGCCTGCTCCAGGAGAGCCTGCACGTCATCGTCGACGCGAGGCACCGTGGTCGATGCCCGAGTTGCACTCACCTTCGGTGCGCCTAGACCTTCGACAGCCGGCCCAAACATGGTGCAGTAGAGGTTGAACTTGGACTTCGAGTTCAGCGGCTCGAACTCGCTCCACAACTCCTGAACAGGAGCGAGGCCCGACTTGGCAGACGCCGAAGCGAACTGCTTGAAACCAGCCTTCATTCCGTCTTCGACGGCCGTGAGGACGTGGGACGGGGTGCGGGTGATGCTGGACACAACTTCCTCCTTTGGAGGTACAGCCTGTTGCTTGTGGTCGGCACAAGCACCGTTCAGTGCGACTCCCTTACAGGGAGAGACAGGACAGGCAGCGATTGACTCGCCGACCGTCCCTCGAAACTGTCACAACGGTGGAACCGTCCTGGGGGCACGTGGCCCGACCAGCCGAGCGCGTCATCCACACCTTGGGCTCGTTAGATGCCCGAGGGTGCATGGGATCTTCGATCCGGTAGAAGCGCGGTGAAGCGAACTCGCAGTCAAGCTCGGCGACACGAGGAGTGCCGACGCCTTGCATCCTGATTCTGGGCACAGTGCTCCCTTCGTCGTGGGTGGGTGGAAGCAGACGGGAGGGAATCGAACCCTCACACTTTCGCTCCAGCCGTCCGCATTGAGGCTCGTACTCGGGCGGGGATACCATCCCCCCGCATGTAGCCGCTTTTCTGATCGGGGCGCCCTTACACCTTCGGTGTAGAGCTGCACTTGCCGACCCTTGGCCCCGCCGTGTCTGGGGCATCGTGCGTCTACGCGGTTCGCCTTGCGTGCTCGTCCGTTGCGTGTGGATCTCTCGTCGATGCCATCACAGCTTTGCTGTGTCAACGCCTCCACCTAGTCACATCACGTAGTCACTACGTGACCCCGGTTACAGGGCACTCCAGCACGGTCGTTACACCGAAGGTGTGTGAGCCTGATCTGCCTGCGGGCCAGCATCTTGACCATGCGAGTGATCGCATAGCTTCGCCACGCCTCTGGACAGGGGCCATATCCACGCCAGGGGGTTTCACCCAAGCGGGTGAGCAGTTGAGCGACTGCTCGGGTTGGCGCACTCGTCGCCTGGCACGCTCATGCCTGATGACTGCGCTGCCTGTGACCGCACCATGCGGGGGTCACGTGAAGCGTTATGCCGGGTGGCCCGTCAGTAGCGGGTGACTCGGCACCGGACTGCTCCGGCCGACACAACTTAGGGATGCCCGGCAGGAATGTCAAGCGAAATCTTCAAATCGTCTCGCAAACCCGCATGGTTGAGCCAAATATCCGTCCCGATATCTCGCATTAGCGTGCATGACCCAGGTGCATGACCGGCGCGTCACGGGCACTTGCAGGTCAGTCGTGAAACGACCGCGAGCTCGGGCAGGGCTGCGAGGGGTGGAACCCCGGTGAGCGCATGCTGGCGGGCGCTGACGTAGGCAAGGTGCGCGCAAGGCGCCCATACGCGAGAGGCGAAAATGGGCCGGAAATGGGCTTCCAAAAGGGGTCGAAATGGGCTCGATAAACTCGTCGCCGTTTATGCCGTAACGGTGCAACCATGTTTATCGTGTTAAGCCGCATTTCCCTAGTGTTGATGCGGCATAGCGGTGCAGTAGGGCAGGCTAGCGCCGCACCAGGGCTGGCATGGGTGGGGGTGTGCATGATGCGGGGTCACATGCGCCGCACTAGTGGGTGCATGTGGGTGTGTATGTGAGGGCTACGCCCTATGCATGCGCGCCCATATGTATGTGCATGTAACGCGCATGGAATGGGCGATTGAGGCGATTGTATGCAGAGTGTGTGAGTATGCCTCTATGAGGCATCATCTGGCTCGTCTGCCCTCATAAGGGGAAAACGTTAAGCCCCGTTTAGGGGTACTAAGTGTGAGTGTGTGAGACACCATCTACATCAAATGTCCCCTCATGAAGGGTCTCGATATAGCAAAATTAGACCTCTGTAGTTCTTCTGTACTTAAGTACTTAGTACTACGAACGTTCTGACCCCTCTACAAGAATGACTATAGGAGCCAAATCCCTCCAGAGGGGGAAGAACTTCGGCGCTGGGACCAGAAATAGCGTTACAAAACCACCTCTACTTGCCTTGTTATAGGTAGAGGCCCATTTTTGGGACTCCCTACTTCGGGGAGGCACCGCTAAGGAGCAATCAGCCAGCGGTCTCCCTCCCCTACCACCTTGCGACGCTAGAGCTCGAGCGGCGCGAGACCGGATGAAGCCCCTGGGCTCTTGTGTAGAGAAGGTTGTCTGCGAACAGCTGGACCGTTTAGCGGCGGTTTGGTCTGCGTCAAAGACTTCCTCCCTCGCTCTTGAGTCTGGGGGCCTCTCGCCGGCTTTACACCCAATTTGGAGGTGACATGGCGAAGTTTGAACAGGGGATCGTGGTCCTGCACGCACCTCTGGGCCATGTGAACCAGACGGTCAACGTTACGGCCGCTCCCCTCAACGCTCTACCAGCACTAGATCGCATCCGCCGGGTGGTAATCCGGACGGTTGACCAGCCAATCTGCTGGCGGGACGACGGTACTGCACCCACGAACACCACGGGGATGTACCTAGCCGCCGGGGACACGTTGGTCTACGACGGAACCCGCGCCGATCAGCTCCAACTCATCCGCGCAATCACTGCCACTACCGACGCTGACGTTCGGTTGGCCTACTTCGGAGTCTAGAAAGGAACCATGACCGAAATCAAAGACAGTCTAGGGCTCAAGGGTGAGATCACCCTGACCCTGCGCGGACCGGACGGCAAGCTCAAGCAGGTCGTCAAGGCCAATACGGTCACTTCCGCAGGCAAGGCCGGCGCAGCTGACCAGATCCTCGCTTCTCCCACCCTGGCTAAGCCGGGTTGGATGGCGGTTGGTACTGGCTCGCCCGCAGCGACCCTCCTCGGGACCGAGATCGACCGCAACGCGCTCACTTCCAAGACTAGGAGCACGAACGTTGTGACCTTCGTCGGGGACTGGGCAGCGGGAGACGCTACTGGCGCCATTACGGAGGCTGGAGTCTTCGATGTGGTCACCGCCAACACCGTCAACATGTGGCTCAGCGCCTCCTTCGCCGTGATCAACAAGGGCGCGTCCGACACGCTGAACATCAGCTGGACGCTGACCTTCCCGTAGGCCATGGCGGGCGAAACCCAGAACTACCACGAGACTCGAGACCCGTTCTTCCAGTCGACCGACTTCTCCTCGGTATCGCCGCTCACCACGTCGATCAGCCTGGTACCGATCCTCCGAGTCCCCGCTACGAGCCTGATGTTCCCGATTGGCTACTGGTTGAAGCCAGGACGGCGCTGGCAGATCCAGATGGGCCTCAAGGTCACGACCGCCGTAACACCCGGCAACTGGACCTTCGAGATCCGTCACCAGACGGGCACTCCCTCGGACGCGGGTGGAACGATCCTCGCAACCTCGGCGGCGACGGCCTTCACTGCCTCGAAGTCGAATATCACCTGCATCCTCACCGCCGTCATCGAGACGCGCGGCGACGCATCGACCTTCGTTCCGACCGCAACCCCGCTGTATGCGTACGGCCAGTTCAGCGCGGACGGTACTGGCGCGATCGTCACGTCACCGGGTAACCCGATCATGATTCCGGCTTCATCTGCAGCAGCAGTCAACGTCGACGGAACACTCGCCGGGTCTATCCACATCGATGCGAAGCGGTCTGGTTCCACTGCAGAGACGGTCGTTGTCCAGGACTTGCAAGTCAGCGCACTGACCTAGGACTCGCCGATATGGCGATTACGAACGTCCAGCACCCCTCGTTCTCAACCACCTCTCCCTGCGCCGTTCCAATCGCATCTACAGCAGCAGGCAACGTGCTTACCGCCGACGTGTACTGGAACAGCGCCACCCTCACGATGGCGGTTTCAGACAACAAAGGGAACACCTGGACACCGCTTGGGAGCCCGAAGGTAGGCAGTGGCGCACTTGCCTCATGGAGCTTGCAGTCATTCGTCTGTCTTGCTCCAGCGGCAGCAACCACGACCGTAACTGCAACCGAGAGCGCATCCGGCACCAACAACACCGCAATGGTCGTCCGCGAGTGGACGGGATTCGTCTCAACGAAATCAGTTGACGGTTCTCCGGTCTACACAAATGTGAACGGAGCGGCGCCAACAGCAGGGCCATTCTCCACGTCGATCCCGACCGCCCTGATCGTTGCCGCCGACCTGACTGCAAACAGCATGACCGCGATCATGTCCGCCCCATTCACCGACCAGAGTGGCGCGAGCGGCGACCCTGCCTGGGGCTCCAACTCCTACGGGTTCGAGGTTGTGTCAGTCACACAGTCTGGAATCTCGGCCACGTTCCACTGCGTTTCCGGAGACAACATCACGTCGATCTACGCGATCGGTGATGGTGGTAGTGCTGCACCTTCGCCCCCTCAGAAGTTTCGACCGCTGATGCTGGGTCTGACGATGATGTCACCCGCTGTGCGGTCTGGGCTCTGGCTTCCGGCGACACTGCAGTACGGCGGTCTCGTCGCAGGTACAGCCTGGACGAACCCGCTCTCGGACTCGATCACCATGACGGACGCAATTATCAACAATGTCGGGTTGAAGAAGTCGGACTCTGAGACGCTCACGGACTCGTTCGCCCGTACATGGGTGGCGTTCAAGACCTTTGCGGACTCGACCACGCTGACCGATGCCATCATCAAGAACTTCGGCAAGGTTCAGGCGGATACAGAGACCCTGACGGACTCGATCGTCAAGAACGTAGCCTCCAAACGGGCTGACTCGATCACCATGACCGACACACTGGCTAAGAACTTCGGCCTGAGTCGGGGCGATTCGGTCACCTGCACAGACTCACTTGGTCATACCTGGGTGATTGCCCGGTCTTTCTCGGACTCGATCACCGCAACGGATGCCATCGGCAACAACGTGAGTCTAGGCAAGGCGGATACGGTCACCCTGACCGACCTCCTTACCACGACCTCCGGGAAGCAGATCCTCCTCTCGGACACCATCTCCCTCACCGACGCGATCGTGAAGAACATCGGGTCAGTAAGGGCAGACACCGTGTCCCTGGCGGACGTCTTCTCCCGCTCGGCTGTCTTCCAGCGGTCGCTGACGGACACCGTGACCATGAGCGATGCCCTTGCTAAGGCGATGGGGATCAGCAAGACCGATTCGGTCTCCCTCACCGATGCGCTCGGCAAGGGCACTGGCAAGGTTGTAGCGGACTCGACGACCCTCACCGACGCAGTTGCGAAGGCTGTTGGGCTCACCAAGTCCGATTCCGTGACCATCACGGAGGCTCTCGCCAAGAATGCGGCCCACAAGCTGGCCGACGCAGTAACCCTTACCGACGTTGCGACACCAGTTCTGTCGGGGGCTGGCAACAACTGGACCCTGAATCTGGCTGATGCCATCACCCTGGCGGATGCCCTGACCCGCACCCTCTCTAACCAGGGGGCCGGCACAGGCACCACTGGACGAGCTCGCAACATCTTCCTCTCCCGTTTCGGGATCTACTAGAAGGAGCGCCTATGCCTAGTCCGTACAAGAGTGTTCCCGGCGACCAGACCCGGAACGCAGACGGGGCAGAGATCCACACCGTCACGGCCGCTACTGCCACAGTTGGCGGCGGTCAGGCGGCACTCGCCACCGTTGCTGGCTACATCATCATCGAGGTCGCTGGGGTGCCGAAGAAGGTTCCCTACTTCAACGTCTGATGGCGAACGCAATCATCAAGGGCGGTACGCGCTCACGGGTGCGTACCGTCCGGCAGGCCCACAAGAAGTGGCACTGTGAATGCGGGCTCGAGCTGAACCGCTTCACAACGCATCCCGGTTATCGCGGCAAGTGCGATGACTGTGGAAGAAAGCGGCCCACCTGATGGACTGGTCTGGGCTCTACCTCGAGTGCGACAAGTGCCAGGGTCAGTACATCAAGGGCACACCGCACATCTGCAACATCAACGACCGAAGCGTCGCTGAACTTGCTCTGGAGCACTACCTAATTGGTCGAGGAGGTTTCACCATTGAGCACCACTGATTACGTGACTGAGATGGCTCCTGGATACACCGTCGACAGCAGGTCGATCTCACCAGGTCAACTCTTCGTGGACTACAAGGGCGAGTTGAGTGTTGCGATCAAGGTCGACTCTCGCGGAATGGTCTACCACTACCGCAAGGCCAAGGACACAGACTAAACAACTAAGGAGAGTGATCAATGCCGGGGTTCCACTACTCGGCAGGGATCACTCTCTCTGCAGACGAGATTGGGGAACGGATAGCCCCATGCGCCACCAAGTTCGCGTGGTTCATGAAGAACGGCTACTCCCCTCACTACTGGCAGTCGCTCTTCCACTCGGGCTGGAAGGCGGATGACCCCGACCAGGGACTCTGCCGGTTCCGTCACCTAGTTGCAGGACGCCGTGGCGGCAAAACGATGTCGGCGGCCTGGGAGCTGGCGTACTACGTGCTGCACCCGGAGGAGTTTCACTGGGATGCGCACCGCGTCAAGTCTTCGAGGCCGCTGCACGTCTGGGTCGTAACGAAAGATTTCCCGACGGGTCACCCGGCCCTAGTGTGGTTCCGCGAGGTGCTGGCAGCAGCCGGCGCTGAGCACGGACATGAGTACCGAGAGAACAAAGGCAACCACTGGTTCGAGTTCGACAACGGTTCCTTCGTTCACTTCCGATCAGCAGAAGACCCCGAGTCTCTGCGAGGTGCGGGTAACGACATCATCTGGATGGACGAAGCCGCCTTCATCCCGAGCAAGCGTGCTTGGGAAGTAAGCAGGCCGTCCCTCTCCGACCGTCTGGGTCAGTTGTGGACTACCACGACCCCTGACGGAAAGAACTGGCTCTACAAGGAGTTCTGGAACGAACAGAAGATCCAGGACCCGAAGGAGCTCCGTGTCGAGTACCGCTCGATCGACAACCCAGCTTTCCCGCAGCAGGAGTGGGAGGACTTGCTCGTCTCCTACCATCCGATGCTGTTCCGCCAGGAGTACATGGCCGCTTTCGATTCGATGGCGGGCCGTGAGCTCCACGGCGACTGGCTCAAGTACTACCACTCGGAAGACCTTCCTCGGAACCCCGAGACGAAGCAGCTCGACCTCGACGTCTACTTCGGGATCGACCCTGCCATCTCTCTGGCTGACGACGCCGACCGTTTCGCTATCTCGGTCATAGGCGTCACCAAGGACAAGTCACAGGCTTACCTGCTCGACCTCTTTGCCGATCGCATCTCCTTCCCGGAGCAGATCGAGAAGATCGAGGAGCTCGCCGTCCAGTGGCGCCCAATGCTCATCGGGGTCGAGGCCGTGGCTTACCAGCTCGCCCTCTCCCAGCAGGCACTTCGGATCCCCGGCTTCCTGCCGATCATCCCCATGCTGGCACCGGGCAAGAAACACATCCGGATCCTCTCGATGGCCCCCCTGTTCAGGACCGGGCGCATCAAGATCCAGAAGTCCCACTACGACTTCATCAACGAGTGGATCGACTACGACAGCACCAGGTCGAACCCAGACGATGACTGTCTAGACGCGACGGAGATCGCGCTCCGCATGGCCGGAGCCCTCCTTCCTGGTGACTTCTCCAAACAGAGTGACGAGTGGACCCCTGCCGGCTCGATGGACGAGCTCGCACGTCGCCTCGCGCCAAGGCCCATGTCCGACGAGGACTGGGGCGTAGACGAGCATCTAGGTGCCGACTTCTAGAAAGGAACACATGCAGCACTACGAAGACCGCAGTTCCATGCAGGCACCAGGCCTGTGCTTCGTCTGCGAGACCGCCCCTCAGGCTGGCGTCGTGGACACTCTCCAGAACTTCACGCCGGGGTTCCCCTCGAACCTCGACGGACGCAAGTACATCTGTGACGGCTGCGCTGCTGCGGCTGCTCAGGCTTGCGGCTTCTACTCGACCACTGAGGTCCAGGACGCTGAGGCTTCGGCCGAGGCTGCGACTGGCTCGCTCAACGCGGTCATCGACCACGTGACGAATGCGGTTGAGGCCTTCACCCGCGAGACCCTTGAGGCTGTTGGCGCATCCAGTGCTCCGACTGTCCAGCCTGAGGTTGCTCCGGAGCCGGTCGTCGAGGCGCCTGTGGTTGAGGCTCCCGTCGCTGAGGCTCCTGTAGATCCGGCGGCGTAGTCATGGAGCCCGAGGCCTACGAGTTCATTCTCGGCTTCGGTAGCGCAACGACAACTGATACGAGCGCGCCCGTACGTAAGGGGAAGAAACACCCCATCGGGTTCGCTCCGGCGAAGGGAGCCGATTGTTCGGTAGCGGACTCAAGTTCGAGCTCCTCGAAGCGCGGCTCGAAAACAAGCGCCTCGAAGACAAGATCGAAGCGAAAGACAAAGACGCCGACTGGCAAACCCTCACGTACAAGCGAGGGGAAGACGCCTGGCGGAAAGACAACGACAGGTTCGCTCGGGAACTCGAGGCGACAAAGAACGCGCTCTCGAACGCTCAGGCCCAGGTCGTAGAGCTCGACAAGAAGAACGCTGTCCTGCTGGAGCGGTTGGACATTCTCGCCAACCACTTCCCGACGCAGACCACCCAGGCCTTCAACTCCCCCGAGGAGCTCGAGGACGCGGAGTGGGCGCTGCGCAACGGACAGATCGACGCAAGCGAGTTCGAGGAGATCCTCGCATCAGCGGGGGCCCTCAACGCAGAGATTGCTTTCGACACCTCTGCGATCCCACGAATCGGAAGCTAAGGAGGTGACGCGCTTTGTCGGAAATGGCTCAAGCAGCCGCTACCAACGCGGGTAACAAGCCCGCTTCCCAGTTGAAGACCGCGAGCGACCTCGTAGCCAAGATCGACAAGCTCCGGCAATCGCGTCAGACCCTCGACAACCAGTGGAAGCTGAACCTGGCCTTCTACAAGGGCCGGCAGTACAGCTACTTCAACCGGACCTCCCGCCAGATCCAGACGCTCCCGACCGATGACGGGGATAAGCCACGCTACCGCGTAAGGCTCGTCTCCAACCAGATCATCACGGGGTCGCACTCACTCCTTTCCAAGTTCACCAAGACCAAGCCGGTCATCACGGCGACTCCTGGCTCGGGTTCACAGTCCGACGTCAAGGCAGCCCAGATGGCGGAGCGGCTCATGGAGTTCTGGTGGGACGAGTTCCGCCTCGACGACAAGCTCGAGGAGGCGCTGCTCTGGTCGATCATCACCGGGCAGGGCTACTGGAAGGTCTCGTGGGACCCCAACGCCAACAAGCAGATGAGGTTCCTGCTCGACCCGCAGGGCAACCCGGTCATCGACGACTCCATGAAGACGGAGTTCATGGCCCAGTTGAAAGAGGCGGGCATCGAGGCCCAGGAGAAGGTCGTCAACCTCGGTGACATCCGAGTGGAGGCGATCTCCCCGTTCGACGTTTACCTCGACCCGACTGCTAAGCACTTCGAGGATTGCAAGTACGTCATCTGCGTTCACAGTCTAGAACCGGATGAGATCAAGGCACGGTGGGGCGTTGACGTCACCTCCGATGCGCTGGTCTCCGAGCCGGACGCTTCGGTCCCCTATGAGACCGGACAGCAGGGCGAGAAGACAGTCCGCAAGGTCTACATCGGCTACTTCCTTCCGACCGCCTCGAACAAGAACGGGCGGTACGTGGTCTTCGTCAAGGATCCGAATCAGATCCTCGAGGACAAGAAGTGGGCGGACGTCTACCCCATCAACAAGCTGCCGATCGTCAAGTTCCCCGGTCTTCGTAACCCCGGTCAGATCTATGACGGGTCTTTCGTGGAGCAGGCGATCCCTCTCCAGAAGGAGCTCAACCGCACGCTCTCACAGATCGTGGAGTGGAAGAACCTGACCATCAGGCCGCGCGTGTGGGCACCGACAGGATCTCTCCGGACCCGCATCACGAGCGAGCCGGGAATCGTCTACGAGTACAACCCGATCGCAGGACTCAAGCCTGAGGTCGAACAGCCTAAGCCGATCCCGCCCTACATCTTCGAGCACTTGACGGAGATCAGCGGCCGGATTAAGGAGATCTTCGCACTGACGGAAGTCTCCGAAGGCACCGTGCCCCCGAACGTTGAGGCGGGCATCGCGATCGACCTTCTGCAGGAGTTGAGTGCAGACAGGTTGGCTCCGACGATCAAGCTGATCGAGAAGAGTCTAGCGGCGGCGGGGCAGTTGATGCTCTCGCTCGCACAGACCTACTACATCGAACCTCGCTTCCTCAAGATCAGAGGATCAGGCGGGGCGACACAGGTACAGAAGTTCACGCAGGCTGACATCGAGGGTGGCACATCCATCAGCGTGGAGACCGGCTCAGGCCTCCCGCGCACTCGAGCTGGTCGGCAGGCGCAGATCATGAACTTCATCGACAAGGGAATCATCCCGCCGGACAAGGCGTGGAAGTACATCGACATCGCGGACCTCAAGGGACTTGCGGCGCAGTATGCGGCCGACGAGGACCAGGCGTACCGCGAGATCGAGAAGCTGATTACAGGCGAGCCCGTCAACCCGATGGCCGTCGCCGACGCTGAGCAGGCATTGCAGCAAGGGAAGAATCCGGATACCGGGCAGCCGCTCGGACCGCAGGACAACCCGCAGCAGATCCTCCAGAAGGCGTCACTGCAACCGCTGATCGGTGAGAACTACGACGTTCACCTCGACGTCCTGTCCTTCTTCATGAAGGGCGTGGAGTTCGAGGCGCTGGACATTCAGATCAAGCAGGCGATGATCCAGCACTGGGAGCTCACGCTCCAGGCGAAGTTGGCACTGCCCGGTCCTCTTGAGGCTGGCAAGGTCAACACGAACGTTCAGATCAAGGCGACGATGGGTCCGACAGTGGCTTCCAAGCTGCTCACCCGTCAGGGCATCATGGTTACTCCGGAGGAGGCTTCCGAGCCGCCGCTTGAGACCTGGGTGTCTGACAGTGTGGACGACCCCGATGCAGATGCGACTGGTCCGGGCGAGGAAGGTAACAACCTCGCCCAGGCCGCTCAGGTCATGCTCAAGGCGCAGACTGACCAGGCGACTGCTTCATTGGCTGCACAGCAGAACAAGCAGCAGCACGAGCAGAGTCTAGATGTAACTGCCCAGAAGGCAGGACAGGACGCTCAGCTCCATCAACAGAAGATGGCTCACGCTGAGGAGCTGCATCAGCAGTCGCTAGCCCTTGCCGCGAAGAAGACGAAAGAGTCTTCCTTCAAACCCCAGCCGAAGAAAACAGGAGCGAAGTAATGCCAGACAGATCGGCACTTCTCCGCACCCTTCTGATCCAAAGTAAGAAGGCGCAGGAAGAAAGAGATGCCAAGAAGTACGGAGTCATGACCTCTCCTCGTTTGCCGAGGAAGCCTGGCTTCGGTACTAGCGGAAAGTCGTAAGTGGCACAGCGCCGGGTCTACACAGATGCGGACAAGGCCCGTATCAAGATCCTCCTCGACGCTAACGCGGGCAACATCAAGAGGACGGCACGTGAGACGGGCGTTGCAATAGCCACCATCCGCTCTTGGCGCGACAAGTGGGAAAAGGAGGGCCTTCCGGCAGCAGTCGCGGAGGTCCTTCCCGCTGTCCAAGCAGAGATTGCTGAGAACATCAACCGAGTCCGAGACAAGCTCCTCATCATCATCGAGGAGAAGGCTGACCGCCGCGACATCAACACCCGCGACGCGATCATGGGCTTCGGCGTTCTCACAGACAAGTCCCGCCTTATCGAAGGTAAGGCGACCTCCCGAACGGAGCACGAAGGTGCTGCTGGGAGTCTTCCCGTGGAACAGGTCCGCGAACTCTTCGCCGGATTTGCCCAGGGGATTGTTGAGGCGGCTGTCCAACGTGATGCCGCAATCTCCTCTGCCACAGAGGAAGAAACCATAGACGCTGAGTGGAGTGAACAAGCCATCCCGGCACTCACCCCTTAGCTCGTTCAAGGAGGAACACCTTGTCAGAAATGACATTCGACGACGCGTCGGCAGCACTTTCGGCGGCAGCGAACGCACCCGAGCCTGGGTCCGCTCCTGCTCCGGAAACAAGCACGCCGGCACCCGTCACCCCTGAGGTTGATGCAGGAACAACCGAGACACCGGACTCCTTCACAAACATCGACCCGAACCTGCTGCCCCCGGAGCTGCAAGCGCAGTACCGGAACATGCAGGCTGACTTCACCCGCAAGTCGCAGGAGATCGCAGAGACTCGAAAGGCCTTCGATGGTCTCGATCCTGAGCGGGCACGTCAAAGCGTTGAGTTCATCAACGCGCTCGAGACGGATCCCAACTTCGTTCTCTCCGTGCACGGCCAGTTGACTGAGGCACTGCAGGCTGCGGGCTACTCGCCCGAGCAGGCTGCCCAGGTTGCAGCTGAGACCATCACGGAAGAGGCGCCGAGTCTAGGCGCTGATGAGGACTACGTGGATCCGGCTATCTCGGGTCTGTCAGCGGAGCTGAACGAGCTCAAGGCTTGGAAGGAACAGCAGGAGGCGGAGCGGTACGAGCAGAACCTCGCTTCCCACCTGCAGCGGCAGGAGATGGGTATCCGCGCAGCGGACCCCACGCTCTCTGAACCGGAGATCGACCGCATCTACGAGCTCGCGTTTGCTCACGGCGGCAACCTCGAAGCGGCACACAAGTCGTACTCGGCTTGGAAGTCGGACGTGGTTGGCGCGTACGTGAACGCCAAGAGCACGCAGGCCAGCGGTGCCGGAGTCCCCGACTCAACAGGGTTCTCCAACGACACTCCCCCGCGTTTCGCAAGTCTTGATGAGGCGGACAAGGCTGCTAAGCAGCACCTCGCCAACATTCTCGCCGGCTCCTAGATCTCATCTACCTCTAGGGAGCTGAAATGGCTGTAGGGGCGTCAATCGCCACCCTCGGCAGCATCCTCAAGGAGTTCTACCTCCCGCCTGTCGTGGAGCAGCTGAACAACGAGCTGCTTCTCTTCACGCGGCTGGAGAAGTCCAGTGAAGAGCTGCGGGGAATCGAGGCATACGTGCCTCTCCACACCACGCGTTCGGGCGGAATTGGTCCGGCTGCTGATGGTGTTGCACTTCCGGCTGCAGGGTCGCAGGCCTACAACAAGGCCGTCTACGACCTCAAGCCGCAGTACGGCCGTCTGCGCGTGACGGGTCTCGCAATGGAGAAGACCGCGAAGGACAGCGGTGCATTCCTGCAGGCCCTCAAGGGCGAGATCGACGGACTTCGGTCCGACCTTCGTCGCGACCTTGCTCGCCAGACCTACGGTGATGGCACCGGCAACATCGCCCAGTGCGGTGTGACGTCGGCGGCCAACATCGTCGTCCTGAACAACAAGGAAGCGATCCGCAAGGGCTGGATCTACATCGGCATGGTGGTCGACATCGGTACCGTCGCTGACGGTCGCGCAATCGCGACTGCACGCAACGTGACCGACGTCTCGGTCGCCAACACCACGATCACGATCGACGGTGCAGTGGTTACGACCACGGGTTCGCACTTCGTCTCGCGTTCGGGTGCCGAGCTCGCGACTACGGGTGGCGCTGTCGCTGCCGGTGAAATCGGTGGGCTCCAGCTGCTCGTTTCGGCTGCTGCCAACACGGTCGGCGGGATCAACGCCGCTGGTGCTGGTAACGGCTTCTGGGACAACCTGCGCGACACCACCACGTCGACCCTGACGTCGGACGCGCTGGTCCAGAACATGAACCAGGTCAACATCGCAGGTGGCGATCTCTCTCTGATGATCTCCTCCTACGGTATGCAGCGCAAGCTGTTCGGGCTGCTGCAGTCGCAGGTCCGGTACGTCGATCCGATGACGATCGAGGGTGGCTTCAAGACCCTTGACTTCAACGGCAAGCCGTTCACCGCTGACCGCGATGCCCCGTTCGGCAAGATCTACCTGCTGGACGAGAGCAAGATCAAGGTCTTCCGCAACCAGGACTGGCACTTCCTGGAGGAGGACGGCGACGTGCTCAAGTGGGTTGTCGGCTTCGACGCATGGGAGGCTGTGCTCGCGCAGTACGTGAACTTCGGTATCACGAGGCGCAACACGCAGCTGGTCATGACGAACCTGGCCGGTGACGACCCGAACGGCTTCTAAGCCTAGCTTAGAGATCGCTCAAGCCTCTGGGGGCGTGGCTCAAACGCCCCCACTCATCTTCTAAGGAGGGAAATGCCAGCTGGTATCAGCAACATCTGGCTCCCTGGTCGTGGACTCACCGACCTTGCGGAGCGCAGGGCGGACGAGTTCGCACAGGAGTACGACGAGAACCTCCGCTTCGGACGCAACGGGGACACAGGTCAGTACTGCGTCTTCCTGATCAGGCGCGGGCACGATCCGCTGCCGATCCTGGGCTTCGATGAAGTCCCGTCCAACGACTACCTCGCTCGCAGGCTCTACCAGGCTGACGCCCAGAGGCGCGGCGAAGAGATCCTCGACGAGATGAATCGCTCCAACGAAAGTCTAGAGAACGCCGGTTTGACCGACGCGGATGACGCTGCCGGGACGCTGGCCGAAGGATTCGAGTGGCTGATGCGCACTCAAGGACAGACCTCGCACAAGCGCGAGTACATGGGCAACCGACGCAAGAACCAGATGGGAGGCTATTCGTGATCGATCCTCGTATGCAGAAGTTGATCTCGGCCCTCTCAGGCGGGCGCGGAGGGGTTGGCGGTGTCAAGGGTGGTGTAGGCGGACGTGGTGGCGCTGGAGTTGGTAGCGGCCTGGGTTCGTATGGCGCTTCCTCTTCCCCGTACGGAGCAGGCGGCATGTTCTCAGCGCCCATCTCCTTCAACCCGTTCGGCGCACAGAGTGCTGCTGGCTTCCAGGGTTTGCTCGGTCCCTCACAGGGTGGCGGCGATGCCGCTGCTGCTGTAGCTACTCCCCCGAGTGTTGGCGGTGACCAGGCCCAGCCTGACGCCCCCGCAGCTCCTACCTTCTACGGTTCTGCAGGCGACGCGCAGCCGGCTTCTCCTTGGATGAGCCCGCCCGCAGCATCGCAGTCTGGTGGAGTACCGGGTCAGTCACCGCAGGACATCCTTGGTCGCATCCTGTCTATGGGTCGCCAGCTCTAATGGCGTCTCCCGCAGACATCCTCTCGGAGATCGACGACCACGGGTTCGCCGACACGAGCTCGACCCGCAAGATGGGCGTCCTCAACGACACCATCGCGGACGTCTGCTCGAGGGAGCCTTGGCCTTTCCTGGAGAAGGAAGTGCTTCTAGCCTTCGACGGCCTCGTCGCTGCTCCGACCAACCTCCCCGCTGACTTCTCGAAAGTCCTCGGGATGCAGGACACGATCGCTAACCAGCCTGTTGCATTCGAGCGGTGGGAGATCGTCCGGAAGCGGTACGGGACCAACGTCACGAGTCTAGGCGTAGGCGGACCAATCTACTACTACTTCACGGCAGGTCGCCCGCGCATCTATCCGGTGCCGTCTGTCACGCAGACGATCCAGATGGAGTACGTCAGTTACCACCCGACGGTTCTCCAGTCTGACCCGGAGGCATCGATCCTCATCCCCGCCCGCCACTCACGTGTGCTGGTGCTGGGGGCGCTCTACAAGCTCTACAGCATGGAAGACGATCCCGAGCTCTCGCAGGTCTTCGAGGCCGAGTACGAGAAGCGGATCGGAATGATGCGCGAGGACTTGATCCGCGTGCAGTACGACAGTCCCGATCACATCTACGTGACCGACGAGGACTACTACGACGACATGCCCTGGCTCTACTAGGAGGTGACACTTGCCGATTCTGACTGACACGTTTGAAGGAACACCTGGCGGAATGAATCTGGCAGTCGCCTCCCAGGAGCTCGATGACACTGAGTGTGAGTACGCGCAGGACATCCTCTTCAACAAGATCGGGACGCTCTACATGCGCGGCCCTGTGCAGGCCATCTCGGCTGTAGCTACTACGCCGAAGCCCGCCACTGGTCTCGTCCAGACGCTCGACCCGAACGGCACCAGTCGCTTCGCAGTCCTCTACGGAGACACTGGCTCGTCGGTCTTCGGTGCGCTCGACTCTGGTCTTGCCACCATCACGGCGCTGGGCTGGAACGGCACGCTGCCGACTGGCCCGCCCTCGAACCCCTACTACATCGTGGACTCCAAGTCCGCGCTGAATGGTGGGAGCTGGGTCGGCACGAGCTCGCAGTACGACGCCAATGCTCCGGTGCAGAGTCTAGCCCTGTGGAAGGGCGGCAACAAAGCCGACTACAGCACGGGCACGATCTCAGTCACTAGAGGAGGCACCGTTGTCACAGGCGCCGGAACTACCTGGACTGGAAACGTGGTGGCTGGCGAGTTCCTCTTCGCAACCACGGACGACGGCTACACCCTCACCTTTGTCGGAACAGTGCAGTCGGTCGACTCCAGCACGCAGATCACGCTGGTCGATCCTTCACCTTATCCGGCTACTGCCAAGGCCTACAAGTGCACGAGTCTCCGGGGTTTCTGTCCTCGTGTGGGTGTGGGGAAGATCACCTGCTCGACAGGCTCAGCGACCGTAAACGGCGGCGCTACCAAGTTCTCCACGCAGAAGCTCAACACCAACACGTGGAACATCTACAAGGCGGCGGACTGGACGTGGGTCGGGAAGGTAAGCGCAGTCACCTCCGACATCCAGCTGACACTCGCTGCCAACGCGGCTGTCGCCATGAACAACGAGGCGTACATCGCGCTCCAGGCGGACGGCGACTGGTCGATCAATTCCCAGGCCGTAGCCAACAAGAAGATGGGCTTCCTCAACGCGACCTACGCGGGAAGGCAATGGTACGCGAACCTCGGACAGAAGTTCGCCTACACCACGACGGTGTGGTTCTCGGACCCCAACGATCCCGAGGTCGTCGACCTCTCGACCTACAACGGTAACTTCCTCCCGATCGGTTCCTCGACGGGGGCGAACACCCCGATCAAGGCGATCATGCCTTCCTTCAACGCCCTGCTGGTCATCAAGGACAACGAGACCTACGGCATCTACGGAACCTCACCCTCCAACTTCTCACCGAAGAAGATCGAGGACGACGGGACGCTCGGCGGTATGTCCGTGCAGTCCTACGGAGGTGGAGTCGTGTGGGCCGGTAGGAACGGCATCTACTTCTACGACGGAGTGAAGTCGAACAACCTCACGAAGGACAAGCTCGGCGCGTACTACAAGAACGCGATCAAGTCCTTCGACCCCACCAAGTACCGGCTGTGGTCGATGCTGATCCGGAACCACTACTTCCTCTTCTTGGAGTCAGTGGCTCCCACGTATGCAGTCGTCAAGGGCTCGGTCTCCGTGACCCCGACCCGCTACTGCATCACGGTCGATCTCGACTCGGGTGCTGTCTCGACACACACCAACGTGAACCTTCGTGGCTCAATCGTCCTCCCTGCTTCGACGGGGCAGACGACCTGGTACATCGTCAACAACACGACGACTGGATTCATCTGCGACGCCGGTACTCTCTTCGATTCAACTGGACGAGACGCGATCACTTGCGACGGTGGCACGGCTGGTCCTGATCCGTACTGGGTCTCGAAGAAGTACAAGGCGGGAGACTCGCTTCGCAAAAAGCTCTTCAAGCAGATAGCCGCTGAGTACCTCGCAGCTGGTGGAGCTCTCAAGCTGGACACGGTGGTCGGGCTGAACAACGTCGGGGCTACGAGCCTCACGCAGTTCCCCGCCACGGTCTACACGTGGGATCAACTCCCGGCAGTAGCCGTGAACTGGGACACACTCGCTTCCCTCTATCCGACCTGGGACCAGATCGTCCAGAGCGTGTTCAAGCCGAAGAGGATCAAGTTCCTCAAGCGGACACAGCACTTGGCGTTCCGGATCTACGCGGCGGATACCAACCTGACGCAGATGGTGATCGGGCCCTTCCAGCTCGGCTACAAGCTGCAGTCGATCGGAAGGATCTAGTGGCTGCGCAGTCTATCGGCGACTGGAACACAACTGATCTAACGAAGTTCGTACAAGCCCTGACTCGAGAAGACGAGACGGTAGGGAACCTCGGAAGAGGAACTGACTCCTTCACCGTCGCCAACAAGTTGGTGGTGGCGAATGAGTTCCAGATCCTCCAGTACGCAAGCACCGTGGGAGCGGCGGGCGCAGCTTCGGCTCTGCCTGCCACTCCTTACCAGTACTTGAAAGTCACGGCCCCTGATGGGTCGGTCAAGCAATTCCCAATCTACAACACGGCCTAATGGAGGTGAGCGACCTTGGCAGTTGACGCAACTGGAACACCGACTAGCCCCGATTCAATCCCGACGTACAACACGGCGGCGGACGCTCCTTCCGGCAAGGGTCTGAACAACATCGTGGCTGCGCTGCAGACTGCGCTGTCGGCACGGATCCCGAAGACGCTCACCACGACAACTGGTGACCTCATCTATGCCTCAGCTCCGAACACGCCTGCTCGTCTAGGCGTCGGATCTAACGGCCAGGCCCTTGTGGTCGCTGGTGGTGTCCCCTCGTGGGGCGCAGCTGGAGCGGTTACCTCGAAGTACACGACACTCATCGACGTCGTGAACACGGCATCTGCGACGGACATTCTCCAGGCGGCTGGGTATTCCGTGCCCGGAAACACCCTTGGTGCGAGCGGCACGCTGCGGTTCAAGATCGCGGGTGACTGGCGCAACAACACGGGTGGAACCGTCCAGGCTCCGGGGATCAAGTTGATCTTCGGTGGTACGACACTCTTCGATTCAGGCCTCGGTGCCAACTCGATGGCGACGAACGCCCTCTTCTCCCCGTGGGTCATCGAGGGGATCGTTCAGAACATGGGCGCGACGAACTCGCAGTGGGCACACATCTGGGGCTACCTGGGTGGCAACCCGGCTGCTGTTACTGGCCTCGGTCGTCCGTTCTGGGACGCGGGGGCGGGAATCACGGAAGTCCTACTTGGATCAACATCGGCGGCAGCGGCGCTCGACACCACACTGGCGAAGACACTCCAGGTGCAGGTCTCCCTCGCTACTGCGAGCGTGAACCACGAGTTCCGGGCTAGGTACTCGATTGTCGAGGTCTTCTAAGTGCCAGTTCAAGGGCAGGACGACAGGACGTTCAGCAACGCTGGTTCAGCGGTCAACGCGTCCAGCGGTGGCTCCTCTACCGGAGGCGACCAGACACCCGACACCTCGAACACGATCCCGGACTACGGGAACATCTACGGGGATCGGAGCGCAGAAGCCAACAGGGCCTTCGAGACCGCCAAGACGAACATCGCTGCGAAGCGGAGCTCGATCTTCAACCAGTACGGCTACAACGAGGACGGCACGGTCAACGGCAACAACCCGCTTGGTCTCTACCAGCAGGATCGCCGGAACGACGCCCTCGAGCTCCAGGGTGCACAGGACACTGCGCTGGATCGTGGCCTCGGACTGCAAGGTCTAGGCGCTCAGGTTGCAGACGCCCCCCGCTACGGCGAGGACGTCAACGCGGCCAACATGATCAGCAACTACACCAACTCGATCCACGGCACGGACATGGACCTGCAGAACGCAATCGCGACGCACAGTGGTGCGCTCCTCGATGCGCGGCAGGCCGAGCTCGACAACGCCATCGCTAACGGATGGATGCCGGACGGAGCGGTTGATGATGGTGGCGGAGTCAAGGCTCCTCAGCAGGCGTCGGCACCTTCGGCGAATGCCAAGTCCACGGCGAAGCGTCTCGCGGCCGCCAACAAGGGACAAGCACCGAACAACAAGTCCGGCCCGCTCGGGATCGGAAAACCAGCGCCAGCTAAGAAGCCGGCACCTTACCTAGGGAGACACTGATGCCGGCACCGCCTAGTCCAGGCATTCCGAGGTCTGTGAGCTACCCCGGTGTTACGTATCCCACGGGCGCTGACCACTCGATGGATGTTCCGCAACCGGCTCCTATGAACAGAGGCACCCCGATCCCTGTCCCTCAGACGGTGGCGCAGAAGCAGGCGCTCCTTCTCAAGTACGGGTTCCACGTGGCTCAGGACGGAGTAGCAGGCCCTCAGACCAGCACTGCCTGGAACGCCTTCATCAAGGGCATTCACGGCAACGCTTGGAACGAGGCGTGGTCGAAGAACCACAATGCACGAACACCTGCCCCGACTCCTCCGCACGACACGACGGGCGTCAATCCTCCGGGAACGACTCCTCCGCCTGGTCGCACACCGGCTGGAACCACGCCCTCACCTGATGGCACCGACATCTTCGATCTCTCGGGGATGGAGCACATGATCAACCCGGAGGCTTCTGCGCACGCTGCGGCGAACGCGCAGTACGACCCCCAGATCAACACGCTCACTCGAGCTCAGGCTGCCGCTGCTGTCCAGCAGAAGGCTGACCAGGGCAACCTGGCGAGTTGGTACAAGTCGCTGATCGGAGAGACGGGCGATGCCCACGACTCCGACCTCGCTGACTACCAGGCCCTTATGGGTACGGCAGGGGACGTCACCAAGGGTGCTGTCGACAGTCTAGGCGGTTCGGCTTCGGCCGCTGCTGCACAGGCAGGCGCACTCGGGCAGATCGGCTCCAACGAGCTCGGCGGCATCAGCCTGGCGAACCTCGGGGACATGAACGCCCGCAAGGTGAACTACGGCAAGGAAGGCGTCGGCCAGCGGATCCTTAGCAGGCAGGCCTTCGACACGGCTACCAGGGACAACGCCGGCAAGGTCGCTGACCTGCAGGGCGCCAAGGGTAACGCCTTCGTCGGAGATCGCGACGCCGCCTACAACACGCTCGCCTCCCAGCAGAAGAACCTCATGAACGCCAAGATCGCGCAGGCTCTCGCTGGACCGCAGTTGAAGGCTGCAGAGTTGGGCAACAAGGCGACTCAGCAGAACATCGACATCAACGCGTGGCGGCAGAAGATGGGCATCAAGCTCGCGGCCCAGGGCGGCAACGCTGGCTCCGTTCCAGAGTTCACGAAGCAGAATCCTGGTGACCTGACCAAGCTCGGCTACACGTTGCTCCAGGGGTCACTTGGGCCGAAGGGCAACTTCAATGCAAGTCCGGTCGACATCTACCAGAAGATGAGCGCAACGCTCTCCTCACTCTCCTACGGGAAGTGGGACCCCTCGGTGAACCCTGCGGCTAAGGCGTTCCTAATCAGTACGGTCAACGCGCATCTCGCAGCGTGGAACCGCCAGAACCCGCAGAACAAGTTCGCCATCAAGGGCGGAGCGATCGTCCACACAAAGTAAGGAGGTGAGTAGTGGCGTCAAGTAGTTTCTCTCCGATTCAGCCGTTCCAGTTCACGGCAACGGTCCCTAGGAGTGCGAGCCCGTTTGACTACAAGGCGCCACCGCTTCCTTCTGCACCGAGTGGTCCTACTCTGAACCAGATGTTGGCTCGGATCACTGCCGCTCACTCCAAACCTCACCGCTCCTTCCTCGGGAATGTGGAGCACGGAGCGAAACTGGCTATCGACCCGGTGGCCTGGACGTTCGACAAGCTCGAGCGCCCCGCCTATGCCGTCGCTAACGCGGCGGACAAGGGTCTCCAGTACCACCACGTTGACCTCGGTGCTGCACTACACGGCGCACGCGAGGGATTCATGGGTCGCGAGAAGACCAACTTCGGCGCGATCATGGCTCACCGTGGGATCCTCAACAACCACAAGTATCTCCGTGGCGCTCTCGGCCTAGCCGCTGACGTCGCGACTGACCCACTCTCCTACACAGGGGCCGGCGTTGCCCGCAAGGCTGCGACAGAGGCTCTGGACAGTGCTAGCAAGGTTGTCCTTCAAGAGGGAACCGGCTACACAGCCAAGGAGTCTGAGCGTGCAGCTCGCATCGCCAAACTCTCTGATGCACATAAGACTCTGAGTGCGGGCGGTGAGCAGTTCCAACACCGCGCTGCCCTGGCGAAGTTGGGCGTCGAGCTCAACAGCAAGGTTGCTAGCGGTCAGGCACTTACCGAGGTCGATCGCGCTGGTATGAACGTCGCGCGGAACACGGCCAAGGCAGAGATGAAGGCTTTCGACAAGAAGTACTTGAAGATCCGGATCGGTCCCAACTCACGGGGCGGCATGCGGACCCCTGTCCCGCTGGTAAGCAAGAAGGTCGGCGAGATGGGCATCCCTGGTCTCTCGAAGGTCGCATCAAGTCTCGGCAAGGCATTCAAGCCTGGCTATGAGGATCCGATCCTTCATGCCCAGCTGCTCGGACGTCGGCACCAAGGTGAGCGTCTTGCCAAGGATTACTTCGGCTTTATCCGTCACAGGTTCAAGGGACTGGAGAAGCTCAAGCCTGAGGACCAGCGTGCTGTCCTTCACTTCTTCGAGAAGCCGAAAGGCGGCGCTAAGGCTGTCATTCGGAAAGGCGACCACTACGTTCTCAATCCGAAGCACATTGAGCGGGCCCGTAAGGCGGGATTCTCGGAAGCGCAACTCGAGTTCGTCCAGGCGATGCATGACACGGCGGAGCATTTCGCTGGCAAGCATGCTGAGTACGGTCTCGACATCGCCCACCTCGGGGCGCAAGGAAAACTGTACGTCCCACACATCGTCCAGAAAACTGGCGAGGGGCTGACGGACGCCCAGCGCAATCTCCTGTCTAAACGCGGGTTTGTCAAAAACCGTGCTCATGACTTGTCGGTCGCCGAGCTCCATGCCCTTCACGAAGGTGGACGGCTTCCACACGACATCGAGACCAACCCCTTCAATCTCCTGACGATCCATGCTAGGTCGGTGGCTAACCAGCACGCGGATCAGCTGATGGTCAATTACATGCGTGATGCCGTAGGTGTCCCAACTAGACTCGTGGACAAGGAAGCTCTCGCAAAGGCGCAGATGACTCGTGCCTCTCTCGAGCACCAGATCGCAGCGCACCCCGCATTCGACGAGGTAGCACACACGAAGGCGATCAAGGACCTCAAGGTTGCGCACGAGGCTCGCGTCCACCACGAATACAGTGAGACGCTTGCCCGGAACAACGCCGCGATCAAGGACCACCTCGAGAACCGAGAGTGGAAGCAAACCACACTTGCAACGGTCAAACGTATCAGTCAAAGATCGGTAGCCGCGCAGGCGAAGTTGTCCGAGGATGTTAAGGCGATCCGCGAAGAGCGGAACCCTGGCCTCCTCAAGGATCTGAACCCGCTCAAGGCCTCGAAGGTCGAGCAGGGGAAGAACCTTTCCACGCTGGAGAAGCGTCTCTCTACCGCCATGAGGGCGGAGAAGGACGTGATGAAGGGGAGCAAGAACCCCGCCGTCAACTCCGAGACCATGCGGACGATCGAGAACAAGACCCTGCGCGACGAGCACGGACACAAGTACGCGTTCCCACACCAGGTGGCCGACAGTCTAGAGCGGCTGCACAAGGTGATGGACGGCGACGAGGCAACCCTCAACGCCTTCTCCAACGGGTACCGCAAGTGGCTCGGGAAGTGGAAGGTTGCGGTGACGACGGTGAACCCGTCCTACGGCGTCCGCAACACCCTCTCGGACTACTGGAACATGTACCTGTCCGGAGTCCCGCTCCACGCCATGCCCGTCTACGGGGCCAAGGCTGCACACCTCATGTCGCTCGCGGCTAAGGGCGACAAGCTGGCGGTCTCCAAGATGCTCGACGCCTACGACTCAGGCATCCTCTCGGGCCTCTTCTCAGGCGACATCAAGCAGGTAGCGAACTACCTCGAGCAGGGGAGCACCGTCAAGACCCTGGCTCAGAAGGGGCGGTTCATCAAGGCTGCCTCGAAGATGTCACAGGAGATCAACGCGCACCGTGAGAACTGGGGCCGGCTCACACACTACCTCTACCGGCTCGACCAAGGCAAGAGCGTGTCGGATGCGGCTGACCTGGTAAAGGAAGCCCACTTCGACTACGAGGACCTGACGCCCTTCGAGCAGAAGCGGATGAAGGTGATCGCACCGTTCTACACGTGGTCACGGAAGAACATCCCGTTCCAGATCAAGGCGCTCGTGGAGCACCCCGGTCAGATGGCCGCCTTCCCGCAGTTCGGGTCGGAGGCTGCACAGGCCAGCGGTGCCAAGCCTGGGGACATCGTTCCGCCCTACATGGAGCAGAACATGGCCCTCAAGTTCGGCGGGAAGTACTTCAACCCAATGATCGGCATCACGGACCTACAGAACGCAGTCCACCCGATGCAGCTGGCGAGCAACCTCCTGTCGCCTGCGATCAAGACCCCGCTCGAGCTGATGGCGAACAAGAACCTCCTGACGGGACTGCCCATCAAGGACCCGACCTCCTACGCGAGGAACCCGGTCAACGACAAGCTGGCAGGACTGCTCAAGCTCATCCCCGGTAGCAACGTTGGAGAGACGGGGCGGAAGAACGCTGCAGGGAAAGAGGTGCACGGACTGGGCGCTGACCCGATCCTCACCTACCTCCTGGGGCAGACGCCGCTCACGAACAACATCTTCAACAAGGGCGGAAAGATCCACAACGCCCAGCATCCGGCAGACACGAACAAGGCTCTGCTCTCCGAGCTGACTGGCATCAACGGTACGACCGTCGACCAGAACCAGCAGAAGGAGTTCGAGTCGATCGCCTTCCAGGATCAGATGAAGGCGCTCATGAAGAACCTGCGAGCTGAGGGACTGATCCCGGCTACCACAGCCCACAACTCAGCGCAGCAGAAGATGATCCAGGAAATCCTATTCCGAGCACTCAGAGGAGGCTAGATGGCGACACCAGCGCAGCTCGCGTACCTGCATGCGCAGGCACAAGCGCGTGGTCTTGATCCATCAGCCCTCGATGCAGTGGGTGGGATGGAGGGCTACTCCGGCAGGATCGGGGACGGCGGACATGCGTTCGGTCCGTTCCAGATGAACAACGCCGGAGGAGTCCTCACTGGACAGTTCCAAGGGATGACGCCCGAGCAGGAGAACGCGTGGGCGTGGTCCAACCAGGGCATGAGCAACGCGCTCGATCGGATCGCCAAGGTTGCTAAGGGCCTGACGGGACGAGCTGCGGTAGATGCCATCGTCAACAACTTTGAACGACCCGCCAACCCAGGGGCGGAACGAGCTGGGGCATACGCCAGACTAGGCGGAGCCGTTGGGCCGACCCCATCGCCACCCGCCGGCTCAACGCCTGGTCTGACCTCCCCTCAGACAGGTGTAGCAGGTGTCTCGGGCGCACTCAACCCCGGCCAGCGCAGTCTGCTGCAGGCCCTCAAGATCAACGGGATGGACTCCAGCGTCGTGAAGATGCTGGGTCAGCGTCTAGGGGCTCAGGCTGGAAGTCTAGGCACGCAGGCACCGGCCAAGGTCACACCGTCAGACACGCAGGGCGCTGACATGGGCAACAGCCTCGTCCGCACCGCCATGACCCAGATGGGCAAGCCCTATCAGTGGGGCGGCGGCACCAAGCTCGGACAAGCGACGGACTGCTCGGGCCTGATCGTTCAGGTCTACGGGGCTCACGGCGTCAATGTCCCGCGCACGACCTACGCGCAGTGGAAGGCAGGTACGCCGGTCAACCCCAATGCGCTACAGCCAGGGGATGCCGTCTACTTCCACCCAGGTCCTAGTGGCCCTGAGCACGTTGGCATGTTCATCGGAGGCGGGAAGTTCATCGAAGACCCGCACACCGGATCCGTAGTCCACATCGAAAACCTCGCGAGTTACCCAGGCTTTATGGGCGCTCGCCGATTCAAGTAAGGAGGCGCGTTGGGATTTCTTCTGAACGACAGTCCGAATGGTCCTGGTTTCCACCCCGAACTCCCGGCGGCTCCTGAGCCAGGTCTTCCTGGGATGGTTCATCCAGGCCTGATCCCTCACGAGGGACTAGCCAGTGCGATCAGCGCAATCACCGGAGCCCTCGGCTTCCACGGTGACTCATTCCGGCAGCGGCTACTGGACCAGCAGGTGAGAGGCACAGTCGCCCCCACCAAGAACGTCCTCGGGCCCGAAGCTGTCCAGGCCATGTACCAGCAGATCCCACAGCGGACCGCTGGTGAGAACCACTCCAACCTGCTCGGACTCTTCCAGAGGGCAGGACACCAGCTCCCGCTGAACCCCCAGCATCAGCCCCAACTCAACCCGTTTCAGGGTGGGGGGTCCCAATACTGACATGTCCATCGACGACAACTTTCTCACCATGCGCGACGTAGTGCTCGAGATTCGCGCTGACGTAAAAGACCTCAAAGCCACTGCGGCTTCCAAGACCGACATTGAGGACCACGAGACACGTATCCGTGGCCTAGAGCAAGCGGGTTTCCGCCTCTCCGGTGCTTGGTCCACAGTTGGTGTCCTCGGGGGTGTGCTTGCCGGCATTGCTGGCCTGGCCCTCGGCCTTCTCTCTTTCTTCTAGGAGGAACATGAAAGTCAAGCTCGCCAAGGTCGTCCACGCGGTTACCGCCGCTGTCACGTCCCCCACTGCTGTCACCAAGGAGAAGTCCCTCGCGGTCTTCATCGGCGTCCGGATCGCCCTGAGTCTAGGCGCGTCCGCTGCCCTGGTTGAGGCCGTCGCCAAGATCATCGGTTCGTAACTTGGGCGCCATTCGCGGGCGTCTCAAGACGCTCATGACGGAGACGGTCGCGGACGCCCACAACTGGACGTACCTCGCCGTACGACCCCTCCCGCTGCCCGCTACGTGGCATCCGGGACAGAAGGTCGTCTCCGACTGCTCCTGGGGAGCTCGCCTGCTGCACAAGTGGGCCGGTGGACCCGACCCCATGCACAACGGCTGGGCCCCTTGGGGCAACAGCTCGACCATCGCGGCCACCAACCGGCACGCCGACTCCCCCAGTGAACTCCGGGTGGGCGATTTCGTGACCTTCGGTCCTGGCGGAGACGAGCATGCCACCACGGTCTACACGCCGGCCTCTGACCCGGTGCTGTGGAGCGACGGGCATCAGGGAGCGCCGAACTTCTACCGGCTCTCTCAGGATCCCCGCGAGCACCAGCTCCGCTTTAGCGATCTCCCTGACGAGGCACCCGTGCCCCTGACTCCTGCGCAGAAGTTGCGCGCGAAGACGGGCTACTGGTCGTGGCTCGCCTGGAAGCTCGGTGAGGGCGACTGGGCGCACTACAAGCCTGCTGATCCGCTGGTCAGGCCCAACGTGCCCAAGCTCATCCCGATGACCTGGTGGAGGCGCTGGATCCAGTACAACCTGAACCGCAAGAAGGCGTAATGGGCCTCTTCAAAAGCATCCTCAAGGATGTCTCGCTGGCCCAGAACCCGATCGGCAATCTCAAGACACTCAAGAACACGCTGCACGATGCGGAGGGGCTGGTTAACCCCATGAACTACTACCGCACCGGCAAGGAAGCCGTCACCAATCCTGTTGGCCTCGCCAAGGGAATCGGGAACAGCTACCTCGACTTGGGGCGGCATCCGCTCCGGGCTCTGCAGCACCCGCTATCGACGGGACTGATGATTGCTCCGGGTGTGGGCCAGCTTGGCAAGCTCGGAATCCTGGGTAAGGCTGGTGAGGCGGCAGATGTCGTCGCTCCCGCAGCTTCCAGGGAGGAGCTGTTCCGGAGAGCGGCCACTCGAGCTCGTGGGCCGGCGCATACCACGCCTGGTGTCCACACGTTCTCGACCACCGATGGTCAGGCCTCCGCAGTCCGGCAGAGTCTAGACACCCCGACCCAGTGGGGCGTCAACCCCGCTAAGGGCGAAGCTGCTTCGGCAGCGGCGGTCAGGGCTGGTCTCGACAAGCCGACCCAGTGGCGCATCAATAAGGAACCCGAGTCCACACACTGGACTAAGGATCCGGCGCACAAGGGGTACGAGGAAGATCCCATCCTGAATGGGCACGACCTCGGTGATCTCCATCCGGGCATCGAGCACAATGAGAACCCGTTCGACTTCGCAGGTCAGTCCCAGAACATCTTCTCTCCGAAGCCCCGCAACCCAGCGGGCGCCAGTCTAGAGAGAGGGAATCTGGTTCCCTTCCATCTCCCGAAGCACAACCCGATGGAAGAGGGTAAGCCGATCGACCCGAAGGACCTGGTTCGCAGGATCCTCGCTGATCGGATCGGCACGCAGTACACAGGCGGCAGGAAGCGCGGCCGTCCTGGGTACGACAACATGAACTAACCCCCCGTCCCGCTTCGGTGGTACGGTCGCTGGTCAATATGACGACCACGCGGAACAAGCCCCCTCGGGCGTCCCATTAGGGATACTCGAGGGGGCTCTTTTATTTTGCCTCAACGCGAACTAGATGACCACATCGCCGCTCTATGCGACGAGCACAGCGTTACCCGGATTGTCCGTCCGGGTCGTGGTCGTTGCCGTGCTTCGATTCGGGTGATTCGCCATCCCCCGATCCACGAGGAGATGGCCTATTTCGTGGCTCTGCACGAGGTAGGCCACGCAGTGCTCGGAGTACCGCCTCAACTATCTCGGCTGGAACGTGAGGCGTGGTGCTGGAACTGGGCTCTTGATCAGGCTTTGATCTGGCCCGACTACTCCACCCGCCAGCGGATAGCCGCTTGCTTAGTGCGCTACCTCTTCCGTGCAGTCGAGCGCGGATGGCGTGTCCCAACCGCCGAATCAGACTTCTGGCGTCTGCTCCGTTGGTGGGATCAGGCAGCGGCATAGATGTGGGCGAGCTCTTCGTCGTGGTGCCAGGCGAGCTCGTA